GTCTGCCATGAGCCGAATGGCATCATTGTGGGTTACCATCAATACGGTATTGCCGTATTTCTGATTCACGGTTTCGATCAGTTTTAAAATCTCCTTGGAGGTTTTGTAATCCAAGGCACCTGTGGGTAATGTAAAGTTAGTACAACATAGATAAACCCCAGCAAGCCTGCTGCCTGCCGGGGTTTATCTTATTTTGTTTAATGCTGGCGGGCGCTGTCTTCCGTCAATCCAGCCAGACAGTTTTTGTGCGCACCATGGGCACTGCTCCGGCTGACCGTTGTAGTCGTCAATCCATTTTTTACACGTCGGACAAAACACGCCCTCTGCTGCTTTGTCTGGGTTCCATATTGCAGGCTTGCTTTTCTCTTTCATGGCTTCAAATTCGTTTTCCCATTTCTGCTGCTCTTCTTTCGTCATTTTGTCCCAGTTCGGAAAATACACTTTTATGTCCGGCTGTAATATATATGCTTTATTTTTCATCAACTGGGCGTCCCTCTCTTTCCATGCGGTCATATACAGCAGTCACAATATAATCATTCAGACTTTGACCAGCTGCGCTGGCTGCACTCTCAATCTTTGCTTTGTTCCCTGCTTTGACAAATGGGTATAAGCGGTCATAATTCTTGCTATTAAAGGCATTTTTTGCTTTTGTAGCCGCTGACTGCTTCCCGGTGTTCTTTGTATCTGGTTTTTTCTGCTCTTCGCTCATGCTTGTACCTCCATATTTTGTTTGGTATCAGTATATCACTGTTTATTTCCTTGCGCAAGTATATAATATGCACAACTTGCGCAAGTATATTTTGTGTATTCTGCCTATTGATATTATACTTGCGCAAGTATATAATAAAGACAGTTAAAGAAACAGCAAGCAATATTTCAAATATACGGAGGTATCAGCCATGACAAACGCATTATCAATCAACATTCCAGCAAACTTCATTTTCTCTTGTGAGAATACACTTGCAAAATACGCAGCAGCTACCAGCGACACTGCAAAGCGTGGTATACTTGACCGCCAGACCTTGCAGGGTATCAAGTGGGCAATCGACTTTTGCAAGTCCCTTGACACTGATTACATGACAGAAGCCCAGCTGTCACACGCAATCCGCTTGACCATGTTTCGTGGTCGCACTTGCCCGGTATTCCGTGGCTAATATATCCGGGGCGGCACTGCTGCCCCATATCATCAAATATATGGAGGTTATGCAATATGAATATTATCAAGGCTGAACAAATCAAAGTTGGAACCCAGCTGGCAGAAGCAGACGGCTTCTTGTGGGACGTTGTAGAAATTATAAAGGAAACGCCAAAGACAATCACTGTTCGTCTTTGCAGTGACTTTTCCAACTTCCAGCAGCACTGGACCGTCAAGCGTGACGGAACGCCGGGCGGGGTTCAAAAGACTTTTTACAAGTCTTCCCGCTTGTATGGTGTTGCATAGTATATGCCCCGGCTTTGTTGGGGCTTTTCTTTTGTCTTGCGCAAGTATATAATATGCACAACTTACGCAAGTATATTTTGTGTATTCTGTCTATTGATATTATACTTGCGCAAGTATATAATAAAGACAGTTAAAGAAATCAAATGCACGGAGGGCAAGGAAATGACAGTTAAACTTCAAGGAATACACGGACAGCAGCCAGCAAAGGCAGTTAAAGAATTAAAGACCGGGGACGTTATAGTTTGGAACTTCGGTTATACAAGCACAGTTGTTGAACTTATCCCCAGCAAAACTGGTAAAACAATCACTTGTATGTTAAAAAGCAATCAAGACGGTATTATCCGTGAAAGAAAAATGAGCGCAGAAAGACTGGTTGCTATTGCATAGCAGCCAGCCGGAAAGGTAGGAAAAAGACATGGAAGCAAAAGTGATGATAGCAAATAGTTTTGATGAATTTGTGGAAAAGGTGACGCAGGCAGAACGTGCCGCATTGAATACACCTTTTGGGCAGGAAATAACACAAAAACTTCTTGAAATGAAGCTGGCTGCCAATCCGAACATGACCCCGGAAGAATGGCAGGACACAAAAAGCCAGTTCTTGACTTTCCTTTTTGCAATGTTTGTGAAAGAAACGCCAGAAGCAATGGCAGAACTTGCGCAGCACTGCTGGGACGAACTGCAAGCAAAGGAAGTGTAAAACATACGGGCGGCGCCGCTGCCGCCCAGAACATAGAAAGGAATGGTGAAGAATGGCTGATATAATAACTTGTAGCAAGTGCAACGGTTCCGGGAGGTTTATATATAAATCTGGTGTTGTTGGTCACTGTTACCAGTGCGACGGAAAAGGAAAAGTCAAACGCATTGCTCACAAGTCTTTTTTGATAACTATAATTGACAATAACGGTGAACGTATCAACTGGCTACACAATACAGCCAGAAGCGAAAATGAAGCTGTAAAGAAAGCCCGTGTTGTCGCTGCCCGTGGTTGCTATAAAAACCAAATAGACAGCATTGTTGCAACTGAATGTGGTATTGAATATACATACAAAACAATATGACGCCGTATTTGCCCCGTATACGCAAAAAGACCGCAGGTGGTGTATTTCTCCACTTGCGGTCTTTTCGTTCAAATCTGGGCACGTCAGCTGCGCTGTGGTGCCGTTTTTAGCTTACTGCTCTATTACTACCGCAGAAACATTGCTTGCCGCTGCTTCTGCTTCTTCTTTTGGCATGGTGCCAACCTTGTTTCCTGCACCGTCGTACACGTTCACTGTGCCGTCTGGGTTTTCTTCCAGTGCGTCTGCTGGTACATTGTCAGTGGCAATGGCAGCAGTCCCGGTATTGATAACAACTGTTGCTGCTGGGGTCGCTGTGACTGCTTCAAGTGGCGTCACTGCGGTTGCTGCTTCTCCGGCTTTCATAGCTTCGTATGCTGACTGTGCAATGGCTTTCAGCTGGTCTTCTGTTGCATTCAACCCGGCTTCGTCTGCAATCTCTTTCAGCTTGTCCACTACGGCTGCCATTTTCTCTTCCCCGGTCTTCGACTTCAAAAACTCCCTTGCCCACACAACAAATTCTGCTGCCCAGTCTGACAGCATAACCAGTTTGTCAGTTACGGTCTGGGGAACTTTTGGAAAAACATATTTGCCCAGTAGGAACGCTGCCAGTGTTACGGCAAAATATACAGCTGCAAAAATAACATTATTCATTTTCTTTACCTCCGATTATGCAGGCAGCTTCAATGTCTGCCCGGCGTGAATTAAGTTGCTTGTCAGACCATTCATGGTCTTAATTTCATTGTATCTGGAACCGTCGCCCAGCTGCTTTGCTGCAATAGCCCAAAGGCTGTCACCAGCTTTCACAGTGTATGTACGCACGCCGCTTCCCGGTATCTTTATTTTCTGCCCAACACTAATGATGTTAGGGTTTGCAATACCGTTGTATTCTGCTAACTTCTGATAGGTTGTACCATACTTTGTGGCAATCTTTGAAAGTGTATCACCTTTCTGCACGGTGTATACAGTTTCCCCGGCTGCTGGCTGCGCAGGCTTTGCAGGTGTTGCGGGTGCAGAAGCGCTTGTGGCTTTCTTCTCAAACTCCGGCACGCCATAACCTCTGATATAGCGCCCGTTGACCTGCAATGTTCTTCTGCCAACCGCATTATTTTTGTTGCCCTCAATAACCGTGATAGTGGACCCGCTGACCTTTTCAACAATTCCGACGTGTTCAGAACCACCCTTGCAGTCACCAACGCCGTTGTCGTCCCAGTCATAATAAATATAGTCGCCCGGCTCCGGCACCTTTGCGTCATTCTCGCACCATCGCCCCATATTCTGCCACAATGTAATCTGGGCATTGCAGCCGCACTCCGTAGGGATAATGTCTGTGTACCCTGCTTCAATGGCAATTTCTGAACCAAATGTGGCGCACCATGCGTCCGTATACTTCACCGCATACCCTCTGGCAAGTGGCTTGTGCGCATTGTAGCGGTCAATGATTGCGTGGTGCTGGGCTGTGTCCTCTTTTACTCCCACATAACCTGCCGCCCTTGCTGCAAACTTCTTTCTGACTTCTGATACATTCATATTGCTTGTACCTCCATTCTGTTTATTTGTGCTTCCCGCTGCGAATTTGTCAAAATAGGTCTGCCCATATCCGGCACGCTTCTTCTGTACGCTTTCGCTTTGGTCTGCTGGTCGCTCAAACTTCATCAGAACTGTGTTTGAAGCAGCCAGCACGCTTGAAGCCTTTTTTAATTCTGACAGTACCCCTGCATAGTTTCCCGTCAGTTCTTTCATAAGGAACCCCAGCTGGGTTTCAAGGTCGCCCACTGATTTTCCCATGCTTCTTGCATACGCAAGCAGCGCAGCTTTTCTGGTGTGATATGTCCACTGCGCCAGACCATATCCGGCGGCGTCTTTTGCAAAGTTTGTATACTTTCCGCAGTCCACCGCTGCCGTGTATGCTTCGTCTGTATATCCCAGCTTCTTTTCATAACTGTTTTGCAGGTTCTTTGGGTTCAATCCGCTTTCAGCGTATAAAATACCCATTAAGCCAGCTATTGCAAAGCTGTTCAGACCTTTTGATTTTAAGAAATTCCAAATCTTTTCTTCTGTTGTGTTTCCAGAAAGTCCCATTGTCCGCACCTCCTAACCGTTATTATGAAGACATATTGGAAAAGTCAGACAGCGAACCGCACAAGTCCGGGTTCGCCGCTTTAATTTTCAGCAGGTTTTCTGCTTTTGCTTTCCAGCAATAGAACGCAACCGCAGCAGCAGTCACGCCGCCAACAAAGGTCAGCAATGCCGACAACTGGTATACGTCCTTTGTCACTACTACCCACACGCCCACGGCAAATGCTATGTAGTAGGTCAGCAGGATTGAAAACAGAACAATTTTTGTTGTCCCGGTCTTCCTTTCCGGGTATTCCTGCAACTCTTCTTTTCTCTTCTTGCGTTGGCGCTTAAAGTATGGCAGATTGCATAAAAAAAGCACTGCCACCGCCAGTGCAAAACCAATGATAAAAAATAACAGATATTTCATTTTGTTGTCCTCCCGTTATTGCGTTTCTTCTGGTTTTACAAGTGCAAAGTCGTTTGTCCTCATGCACTCTTTGTATAATTCCAGTATATATTCGTGTGCTGCGTCCACCTGTCCGTTGGTCAGTTTATTGTCTTTGATGTACTTATCATACTTGCCGCACACATCAATAATATGGTCGAACTCTTCTTTTGTATGGCGTCTGTGATTTATACAGCTGTTTGAAAACTCCAAAATTTCCATGCGCCAGCTGTCAATTTTATGGTCTGTAAAATCTTTTTGCAGCTGGTCCAGCTGTGTTTTCAAATCGTGGTTCATAAGATTTCCCAGCTGTTTAATTAACCAGCGCACGGGCTGTATTTTTATGCCCGGCGTTAGGTCAATAACAATCCCAATCCCCGCAAGCCAGACAAGAACAGTTTGCACCGTTTCCCAAACGTCAGCTGGGTTAATCGTCTGTGTTGCTTCCATTTGCCGTTCCTCCATTTTTAGTTTTATGGAAGCGCCGAAAAATCAGCGCTTCCAGTTTTTACATTCTGCGCATTCTGTATTCCAGCTGGTCCAGTTCATCATCAATGGGCTGTCGCTCCGCTTCTAACGCTTCCTTTGTTTCGTCTGGAATATCTGCTTGCATAATTACCGCAGCTTGTTTTCTCACCAAATCCGCAAGCTGTGTGGTCACGCCGCATAATCTGTCAATCAATTCAAATGCGCCGGGTTCATTACTCATAATCATCACCCGTGATTTCTTTGTATTCCTCCGGGGTCAACACGCCATAGCCAGTGAAGCGGTGCAGCTGCTCTTTTGTGCAGCCGTGGCGTTCGTATCTTTCTTTTAAGTCGTAAAATCTTGCGCTATGCTCTACTGTTTTTGTTGCCATTGTTCATTCCTCCTTATTTGCTTTGCAGTTCTAATACTACAAGTTCAAGTTCAGTCAACGCACGGTCTTTTTCAATGTCCCGTAGTTCCAATTCTGTCATGCTCTGTTCAAGCAGCTGCGGCAGCTGCTTTTCCTGCCGCTTCTTCTTCAAACTTTTTTCTTTTAATCGTTCCATGTTCTGCCCTCCTTAATCAAAGCAAAAGCCAAGACTGTTACAGTAAACACGCTCTGTGTCTACGTTCTTTGTTACCGTCACACGGACAGAAACGCCATAGCGCCCGCCGTCAAAGGTTGTGTTCTGGAAGTTGTATGCTTTTCTTTCCAGTACGGCAGCGGTTGCGTTTTCCCATACAACTTCCCCGTTGTATGCGCAGTTTGTGACCTCCACTTTCACTTCCGGGCTTCCCTGCTTGTCCCAGTCTACATTCACAATGATTTTTTCTGCTGGTGCGTCCGTTTCAATCGGCTTTGTTTCAAAACATAACTGCGCCGCAAGTTTTGTAAATGTGATATAACGGTATACTTCCGCACCGTCTGTATTTACTGCCTTAATGGTCATTGTGTGGGTGTTCTCGTTGTCCAGCGTGTCAAACACTTCGTCCATTTTGAAAGTGATTGTGCCTTTCTGTCCGGCGTTCTCCACGGTGTTTGTCACTTCACCGTCTACCATTTCCGTGACGGTAATCTGTTCGCCGTCTGTGTCGGTTACGCTGTATGTGTACTGTGGAACCCTCCACCAATTACCAATGCTGCTGTCTGCGCCGGAAATTGCCACACTTGCCGTTGTCTTGTTGAAAGTGACAGTCTTTGTGTTTGCGTTTCCGTAAGTGTCCTGCGCAGTAATTGTGATTGTATGTGCCCCTGCTTCCAGTTCATTCAGCTTTGTTCCACTGATATTGATTTTGTAGCTGTACCCCAGCACTACGCTGTCCAGTGTCTGCACGGTTTCTTCGTCCAGCTTCACTGTTGCTGTCACTTCGTCTTCGTCTGCGTCGGTGATTGTGTAGTTTACTGAAAACGGCACATTCTTGTCACCCAGATTGTCTGCGCCGTCCGTGGTGATTTCTGGTGCGCTGTTCCAGATAATTGTATATGCGCCGTCTGTGTCTGCTGTGTCAGATACAAAGAGAGAAGAGGACACAACACAAGCGGGGCGCACGCCAAGGTCACCGCAGTACGCAAAGTTGCTGCTGAGCGTGCCGTCCGGCCTCACATAGCGGGCGTTGTAGGAGTACCCGTCGTTCGGCGTTCTTAACCACCAGTACCACGGCTTTGACGCTGCAAGGTTGCTATCTGAATATTCTGACTTTGAAACGGCTTGTGCTGTCGGATATGCAATGCGTTCACTTGCTGTGTTGAATAATGCGTATAGGCTGCCCTCCGCAACGCTGTTTTTGTTTGCCAGTCCAACTTCTGTAGCGGACAAAAGAAAGATTTTGTCCGCTACATCTTCATAACCGCCGCCGTCTGTGACCGTGTTCTTTGCGACACGTTTTGTGACTGTCAGCAACGCAGCATACATTTTTTCTGAAAAGTTCGTCAAAAATCCTGCTTCTCGGTCATACTCATTGTAATTTGTCCAGACATTAGCATTTGTTGGCGCTGCGTCGGCGCTATGCTGCGCAGAATACCACGCCCTGGCTGCTGCCCTGCTGTTTAACCACTGACGGATATTTGCGTACAAATAACGGTTGTTTCCGTACTGCTTGCGGTTGCTGTCGCTGTTCGACGCTTCTATTGCGTCAAAACATTTCAGCGTGATTATGTTTTTTGCAATCAGCGCTGTTGAGCTGTCCGGGTCCCCGGCGTGTCCATGTTCAAGGACTTTGAAAAGAATTGGGTTGCCGTTGTAGGTCGTCCCGGTATCTTTTATGACCGCACCTACTGGCAACGTACTTAATAACTTCGGCATTTCTCTTTCCTCCTTTTTATTCTACTTTGCCTATGCCTTTGTAGCTTCTTGTACCTCTCCTTTTCCTCATTGGAAAGATAATTAAAAAATAGACTGTAAAAATAACAGTCCATTTCTTGCAATAGATAGTATGTGTCCCCACGTTCAACATGGGCTTTCCATGACTGGTACGCTTCCTTTGCGTCCTCAAATTTCATTTCCCCGGCTTCTACTTTCTTTTTATATTTCCGTAGCTTCTGCCGTTCTCTGCTCTTTGTTTTTGCCTTTAAGCGCATGACAATTTTCCCGCTTTCCGTGACATATACATGAAAGCCCAGAAAGTTTATGCCAGTTGTCATGGGTACAATTTTTGTTTTCTTTGGGTTCAATTTTATTCCCAGTTCTTCTGCTTTTTCTTCAATCCTCTTTTGACAATATTTTAGGTATTCTTTGTCATGGTTTATCAAGTAAAAATCATCATTGTATCTGCCATAACCTTTTATGTGTAGCTGTTCTTTGACCATGTGGTCAATGGGGCTTGCTGCAATCAGTGCGTCGTCTTGCGACAACTGATTTCCAAGCGGAACGCCTACACCTCCTGGAATGGTGGCGTGAATGTCACAAATTAGCTTTATTATTCTTTCGTCCGAAAATTGCTTTTTATAAAAATCGTTTAGCAATTCGTGCTGTATGTTATCAAAGTATTTTGAGAAGTCGCCAACTAATATATAGCCGTCAACCCCATTTCTTGCCACCTCTGCCCGCAGATGTTCTTTTAATCTGTCAAGCTGAAAATCAGTTCCTTTGTTTTTTATTGAAGCGCCGTTGTCGTATATGAAAGTCGGTGCAATCCTCGGTACAATAATATTTTCATGCAAACTTTTCTGCACTACTCTGTCTTTATACTGGGTGCTTTTTATGTCTCTTTCTTTTCCTCTCTCATCTCATTGACCTTGAAGCAATGATACTTACTTATCTTGTATTTCCCGGTTTCAAGAAGATACTGCAAATACAACGTGCTTTCTAAATCCCGCAGGTCATAAGAAGCAACGCTATCTTTCCAGCGCTTGCCCTTTCTGCAACTTTTATGTGCTTCATACAGATTTTCAAAATCTGTCAGAATACCAAAATCGTCATATTGGTTTTCCTTTCTTGTAATCATAATTATTTTTCAAAAACTCGCACTGCAACGCAAATGAGCGTCCTGCTTAACTACTCCAAATGTGGGGCATAAGCGCCAGTGTTCTTTTATTCGTCCTTTCTATGGACTGGGATATACTCTCCTTGTGTGGTATTCTGATTTCGGCGCTTTTGCGCTTACTTTGTCGCATTTTTCCACTCAATCGGGGCGCACGCCATTGTTACCGTTGTACGCATTGTTGTTGTTGAGCGTGCCGTCCGTATTCACATTGCGGGCGTTGTAGGAGTTCCCGGCGTTCGGCAGGGAAGTGAAACGGACACTGAAACAGAATATACCCCAAGTGCTAAAATTGATTTTTGAAACGGTCAGCGTCTTTCTTGAACCATGCAGCGGCAAGCGTGCGCACTTCAAAAATCAGCTTCGCCCAGTACGCCACCTTGTCTGTTGAAATGCCAAATGTTTCCTTTGCAATGTCAATCATAGCCATTAAGGACCTGCAATAAGCCATTGCCTGCCGCTGCTTATTCTGTCGCATTTCCAATTCCGCTGCATTGTGCGGGTATAGTTCGTTTGCTTCATAAAGCAGCGTGTATATGTCAAATGCCTTGTCTACAATCTTATTGGTTAAAGTCAGTCTGTACCGCTTCGGAAAATTCTTTTCATTATTGGTAATTCGCAAAGTATGCGCCGCCATTTCCTTTGCCTTAATAATGACCGTCAATTCTCCTTGATTGCGTTCGTTTGCTCTTACGCTCATAATTACGCATATAAGCGGTGGTTTTCCCCGTCGAAAATACCGCTTGTGATAATCACGTCATCAGCCGTCTTGAAATTTTCAATGGCTATGTTGTCAGCTTCCAGCACGTCTGCGTCTGTCAGTGTAGAAACAACAATGCCCATGCGCAGCATATTGTTTTTTACTCCGTCAACGTCGTTCTGAACTGCTGCCGTGATTTTCAATGCTTCCTGCACCTCTTCTTGAAGTGTTGCATTTACCGTGTTTATGCTCTGGGTCATGCCCTCCCGTAGCTGTTCAATGTCTTTCTTCGTTGCTGTTACGACGTTAGGGTCAACAATCAGCTGCACGCTGTCTGTATTGGAAAGCAAAATTTCCATTGACAGCGCCAGTTCATGCACAACGCCGTCTGATACTTTCACTTTCTGGGTGTCTGGCGTGTTACATATTCCAATCATTTTCCCGGTATCATCAAACAAAGCCATTTCACGGATTGTGAAGCCGCCGACATTTGAGGGAATAACAGTATCTACAACCAGCACATTTTCATTGTCTTCGCTGATTTTGCATGAATTGACTGCACCCCTCCACATTTCACGTTTTAATGCCGTCATGTTTGTTGTCGGCTTGTAGTATGCCCCGTTTCCGTCGCCTACTGCAAATTCTGTGATATTGACTTTCCTTTCTTCATTGGTCGCTTTCAGCATTTCTTCCGTTCCAATGTCCGTCACAATAGAAAAATATGGACTTGCCATGTTTTATTCCTCCTTTTTCTTTACCTGCATAGTGTTTTTGGTCTTTTGATACATCAAAGCCGTTCCGTTTGCCGTTCCTCCTTTCAATGTATCTTCCAGCTTTGCTTTTACTTTCATTTCGTTTATTTCTGATATACCAGCCAGCGTTTGCGCTTTCGCTGTATCGGCTTTGATTTCACTTGCAAGTAGCGGCTTAATCTTTAATGTGCCGCCAAAATCTAATTTATTGATAACCCGCACATTTGCTGTTGTGGATATATCAGTTTCAAGCAGCGGTTTTACTCTTATACTTCCACCGTATAACATATGGGCTGCTGCTGTTACATTTGCCCGGCTTGCGCTCATATAGTAAAAAATACCGTCGCAATGGGACCGCAGATTTTTATAGAATTTCATTTTTTCTTCAATCTCTTTTGCGGTGTTCTCATTTATCCCGGTATTTCCTACGTTGACCGTTATTTTGAAGCAGTACGGTTGCCCGCCGTAGTCAAACCATTCTTTTACTTCTGCTTCGCTGTATACGTCTTTTAACGCTTTTTCTACTGCATATTTTGTGCCCAGCTTTTTATGTATCTTGACATTACTTTTCAAGATTTTTCTTTTTGTTTCTACTGGGTATTTGCAGTCATACCAGTCGCAATGCAGGTCATACGCTAATATGTCCAGCAATTCTTCCGGCAGTTCATCAATTCTGGAATAAATCAATACATTGTCAATTACCCCAGATAACTTCAATAGTTCTCTTTCTGCCGACTGTGCCAGCGCAAGCATTTTGGGGTCTTTCTTTAATGCTTCTGGCAGGTATTGTGCAAATCCTGCGTCGTAAATGGTATTAGACATTTTCTATTCCTCCATTTAGCACGGTTTCTTCCCCCAGCACGGCAACTTTGATTTCTTCAACTGCTGTATACTCCGGCTTTCTAACTTCTGCACGTTTTACCCCTGCTTCCATTAGTTTTGCTGTCAAATATGACGGGTTAATGTCTCGCCCTATTTTGCTTGTTTGCCATGATATATAGTCTTTTACTGCCTGTCTTGCTGCCGCTTCAATCACCGTTGCGCTTGCTGCGTTTGGCTGCGCAATATAAAACGTCACATCAACGTCAAATGGCACTGTTTCTGGAACTGATACGGTCACTGTGTCTGTCAGTGGTCGCACGTCGTCTGCGTTCAGCGCTTCTTCAATTTCTTTTAGCACTGCTTCTGTCGCCTGCTGCCCGTCCTGCAAAAGCACCCGGACGTCAACCACTCCGGGCGTCGGACTTGTCGCTACAACATCAGCAACGGCAGCCGATACGGATTTTGTAAAATAGATATAGCCATTCATAGGACCAGCCGTGCTGAAACTCTCCATACTCTCACGCATACGCTCATAATAGCTGGCGTCGTCCTCTTCTTCTGCGCCACCGCTTGTTGCGGTGATATTTTCTGCTTTCTGGTAATAGTCGTATATGTCTACAAGGTCTTTGACTTGCCCGGCAGCAAGATTGTTTCCAATGGTTCCGGGTGTGGTACATTCCCCCTCTATGTCCCCGTATAGGCTGCCCGCCTTTATTTCCAGATTTTCTTTTATTGCAAACATGATTGTGCCGTCAAATGAAACACGGGTGCCCGCAGGAATAATAATTGACTGCTGCTGTGCTTCTGATATGTAAAATCTGAATACAGCCGACGCCGGGTTTGCTGGTAATCTTTCCAAGTCCTTGAATAATTCTGCCAAACTGTCTAAATATTCACCGTCTGCGTATCGTGGCACATTCTTTTTGGCTGTTTCGTTAATCAAAACACGCTGCTGAACAATAATAGACGCTATCCACGATATAAAAATCCTTTCTGGTGAAGCTGGATATACTTTGTAGCGTTCACGCCCCGGCACCTGCTGCACCAGACTTTCATATAGTGCAATTAGATTGCTTTCTATTGTTTCCGTGTCTGTTTCCACAAACTCAATGTCTGGGTATTTTCTATCACTCATTGTCTGTGTTCACCTCCTCTATATAGACCAGTGGTATTGTAAGCCCCGTTGCTGCGTTATGTTCAAACTGTATGTCTGCAATAACTGCCCGTGGTTCAAATTCTTCTATCTGGTCGTATATGTAGCCAACCAGTATATTTTCAACTACTGGCTGCGGTCTGTGCAACAAATTTCCGGGCAACCCCAAATCACGCACCATAGGGCATGAACCTTGTATGGTGTCCAGAATAACTGCTACATTCTGCAATACTTCTTGATGTTCATTTGCTGGCGCAAGGTCAATTTCTTTCAAAAGTGACCCGTCGCCCCTTACAATGTCCATTCTTCATCACCTCTTTGGATATTCTTTCATGGTCACTTTTGCAGTTGCAGCCCAGCAGTTGCCCTTGTTGTCAAATTTTTCAAGTGTGCTGCTTACTGACGTTATGACCCATTTATACGAACCGTATTTCTTGCCACCAAGCACCAGCCGGGCTGTTATGCCTTTATTGACCATTTTGTTAAGTTTCTTAATCTCATGTAGTGGGTTTATCCCGTGAAAAACGCTGAAAGCCATTGTAAAATCAATGCTTTCTGGTTCTGGTCCCAAAAATTCCAATATGTCACGTTTTATATGTCTGTCATGGGTTGCGTATTTCGCAGACACTTTCCAGCTTAACTTGTCAAATGTCCGCACGGTATTTTCAGACACGGAAAAGACTAAATCACCAAAACTTCCAATCTTTGCCATGCTTTACACCTCCCCTATAATAAAACCGTCACCGTCGCCGTCTGGAAGCATTATGCAAAGTACCATATCATTGACCGACGGAACCCACAGCGTTATAAATGCTTCATGGTAGTGGCTGACTTCTTTTAGCAATTCGCCGTTGTAGTCATATTTCAGCTTTGTTTTTGCTGTCTGTCCCTCTGTCCCGCTTTTCATTGCTGGTATAACGTACACTGGGCGCTTGATAATATGTAAGTCACCAGACACAATGCCGCCTTTGTCTTTGAACTTTACACGGGCTGTCATTTTGTCCGCATTTACGCTTTGCACGGTTCCAATGCGTATGGCGTTTTTCATTTCTGTTAAATCTGCCATTAGTAGCCCTCCAATACTTGTTTTAATTCAATAGCTGTCGTATATCCTCCCGTCAGTTTATGGGTTGCTTTTGTGATTTTGTATTTTCTGTCGAACTCTTGAAAGCCTTTTAGCTTCACTGTTGCGCCTGCTACCAGCTGCACGTCACCAACCATTGTGAAACTGGCTGTGAATTGCTGTGTATTCTTTTCACGCAGCCGCTTTTTTGCCAGTTCGTATGCTTCGCTTGTGCTTGATACCTTTTCATTGATTTCAAGCACCTGCCCGGTTCCCTCTTTGCTGTCTGGTGTGTATGTGCTTTCAATAGTTTTTTTGCTGTCTGGGTCTGTATACGAAACATGGCAGCTGGTGTATGCTGTATCATGCAGACTGGTTCCCAGCTTGTATGAAATATAATCACCGCTGCCATATCTTATTGTTTTTATTGCTGGCTTGCTGTCGTACTCTTCGGCGTCGTAAATAACAACCGCAAGTGTGGTGACTTTCAGTGCCAGTCCTGCTGCTTTGCAAAGTTTTTGCAGAAATGCAATATCTGACTTTTGCACTTGCTCTTTACGCTTATATTTTGGGTCTTTGTTGGCAAGATACATCAGTTTCAAGCTGCTTTCGCTTGCCAACTGCCCTGCAATCACTTTCAGCGTCGTATTTTCCCATGCTCTTGACTTCTTGCAAGTCCTCATAGTTGATGTATAAGGAATTGACGTGCCTTTCAGTGTTATTTTTGTAGGTGGTCCGCTGGCGTCTACGCTGTCCAGTTCAAATGTTCCACAATCCAATATTGCGTCTTTTCCGTTGTCACGCCAGTTCTTCTGCACAATGGTTGCAGTAATCAACTTCGGTTCTGATACTTTCTGGGTGCTTTCTTTTGTTTCGCTCACCGTCTGCGTGGCTGTGCCGCCTACTGTGATTTTGAGTACCTGCCCCGGATAAATCAAATTAGGGTTCTTGATATTGTTTTCACTGGCAATCTGTGGATATTTTGTGCCGCTGCCCAAATACTTTGCAGCAATAGCCCAAAGGGTGTCACCCTTTTTGACCACATAATTGACCATGTTTTCTGCTTCTACCTGCTTTTTGACCGTTGTTTTTGTCTTGATAACGGTTGGCTTTATTTCAAGCCATTTCCCAAGCCATTTGTCTTCTCTATCATCAAACGCAAGCTGTAAATCGTCTGCGTTGTCTTCTTCTTCATCAGTAAAAGTCAGACTGCTTAAATATTTGTTAATATCAGCCGGAACCTTTACATTTTGAAACTTTAGCCGCAATTCAACCCGGCGTGCCATGCTCTTATCACTCATATTATGTCAGCAGCCCCCTTTTCCATGGTGGCAATTCCATGTCTTCTTCGTCTTCCACCTCCGGGATTGTTAATACAACCCCGGCAGGGAAAACGTAGGTACTGGCGTGCTTGACATTTGCTTTCATCAGTTTATCTGTGTGCAGGACGCTTCCCATTTGTTCAAATGCGATTTTGTCCCACATATCCCCAGATATTGTGGTGTAGCTTTTAGTCATACTTCTGCCGCCTTTCCTTGTCTTCTTTTTCGTCCAGCAAGTCTTCAACGTCACGCAATAGCTTTCTGTTGTTTTCTTCCAGCTTTGCGTCCAAGTCTTCCGGCTTGTCGCCGTTTATGACTATTGTTGGATTGTTATTGATAGTTACATTTTTTGCACCGCCGCCGTTTCCTGCGCCTGCTGCTACTTCCGGCGCTGTGTTGTTTCCATTCACTGTCTGTGCTGCTGGTGCTGTTTGTGCTACTGTTGCAGCTGTTGTGGCTGCTGTATTCTGTGCAGCCAGAATATTTCTTGTCTGGTCTGCCGTAAACACCGTGCGCCCCGGTGCGTTTGTGATTAACTCTGGTCCCTTTTCTCCGGCAATGAATGTGTCCGGCGTTGATAAAGTACCTTTTGCAAATCCCGGTATCAATGGAATGTTTATGCCCTTTCCACCAATGCCCGGCACCCAGTCCGGCACTTTTAATTTATTAAGCCCAGAAATTACGCCATTTACCGCGGAAACAACCGCACGCAACGGCGCTTTTATGATTTCACCAAGACCGCTTACAGCGCCAGAAAAAATGCTTTTAATTCCGTTCCATGCCTGCGACCAATTCCCGGTGAAAACACCAGTTATAAAGTCGATTAAGCCTTGAAATACGGTCATTACGCTTTTTACGATATTGGTTATAGTTGTAAGCGCTCCACCAAGCACAGACGACAGAACGGACGCCAGAACTTGAATGACTGGAACCAGCGCATTGATTAAAGTTGTCAGCACTGGCAAAATTGCGCTTATGATAGTTTGAAATAGCGGTAACAGTGCATTTATCACCTGCACCAGCACTGGTAAAATACTGCTTACCAATAATTGAATGATTGGCAAAATCTGGTTCAATAATTCAATGATAACTGGCAGTATAGCTTGAATTATCTGCATAATTACTGGCACCAGCGTATTGAGCAATTCAATGATAATCGGCAGCACTGCTTGTATAATCTGCATTACCACTGGAAGCAGTGTATTGAGTAATTCAATAATAACTGGCAGTATGGCTGAAATAATCTGCGTCACAACTGGTATCAGTTGCGCTATCAATTCAATTATGATAGGCAGTACAGCTGTTATCAGCTGCCCGGCAATCTGAATAATTGCGGTTATCAGCTGTCCCAATACTGGAAGAATTGCTGAAACGAACTGCGCCAGTAATGGTGCAAGTTGTGTTATCAGCTGCACCAGCACTGGAAGTATGCTTGTTGCTGCTGTTTGTAGTGTTGAAATAATTGTTGGCAGTATTTGTTGAAGCGTCGAAAATACTTCTGTCGAAACTCCCGCAAATGCTGTCTTGAAAGCGTCCCCAACCATTGTGATTGACGCCCATATCTGGTCAAAAATCTTTAGCCCCTCGTCACCGAAAGTCTGTTGTATTTTCGCCCTTACGTCTTCAAGGTTGTTGGCAACATAATATATTGCTGCTCCTATTGCTGCCGCTACCGCCACAATAGGTCCCAGCTTCACCGCTATGCCGCCCGCTTTTGTTGCTACCCCTCCAAGGCTTTCCGCTGCTTTTAATGCTTTGAATTTCTCAAACGCACCCATAATTCCCAGAACGCCTTTTTTGGCTTCCAAGAAGCCCAGTTTTGTTCCAAGCCCTGCAACTTTAAGCCCGGCAAGCCCGGCAACCAGCTTCAATACTGTTTGCACCGCTTTTGGGTTTTCTTGTGCAAATTCTGATACTTTTGTTACTAATGACGCTACTTTGTCCGCAAGATTTCCCACAATCGGCAATAAGTTTTGACCAAGCACAATTCCAAGGTTGGTTATGCTGTTTTTGGCTTTTTGCATTTTTGCTTCTGTGGTCTGGTCCATGGTTTCAAATGCCGATTGCGTCGCACCAACACTGTTCACCATATCTTGTACGCTGGAATTGAAGCCGTCCACGCCATTTGAAAGCAATGTAACTGCCGCTTTTCCTGCTTCTGCACTTCCGAACATATCGGCTAATGACAAGCCGCTTTTGCCTGCTTCGTCTTGCACTATCTGCAACACTTCACCAAGGCTTTTCCCGCTTGCCATTAACTCTTTGAAACTGCTACCAGTCGCAGACCGTAGCAGCTTGTCTGTCTTTGAGCCGGACTTGCCAAGTTCATTCATCATACTGTTTAGGTATGTTGTTGTTTCGGCTGCCGCAATACCTTTGCTTGTCATAATTGCGTAGCTGGCTGTTAATTGTTCCAGTGCTACGCCGTTTGAATTGGCTGTTGGTATTACCTTACCCATAACGCTTGATAATTCACCTACCGTGACTTTACCTTTGTTCTGGGTCTGTATCAGCATATCTGATACGGCGCCTACTTTGTCAGCTGACATTCCGTAAGCGTTTAATATCGTTGTCAGAACGTCCAGCGTTTGTGAACTTTCCGCAAACCCGGCTTTTGCAAGTTTGGTACTGTTTGTTACAAAATTAACTGCGTCAGCTGTACTTTGCCCGGCTGATATTGCATTGTATACGTCGTCTGCAATCGCTGTGGCTGCAATTCCCGTCTGGTTTGATAATGCCACTATTTGTTGTGACATTGCGTCCAGCGGTACTGCTGACGTATCAGCAATAGTTGCAACTTTCGCCATTGCGGTTTCATACGCTTGCGCAGACTGTACGGGTCCAGCATAAACCGCAGCGGCAACGGCGGTTATTGTTCCAATAGTTCCCATTAACTGTCCTTTTGTTTGGGAAATGCTGGCGTTTACCTGCTGTTGCTTTTCATTTATCTGTTGCAATGCCTGCTGTGACGTCTTCAACTTATCGTATGACCGTTGCAGCCTGCCGTTTGCTTCTTCTAAATTATCAGTGTTTATGCCTGCTTCTCGCAGTTCTTGACCGTATGTGTCTAATTGCTGTTCTTGTTCTCTTATTCTGGCAGTGGTCTGTTGTATCTGGCTTTCGTTCTTCTCCAACTTCCGGCGCAATGCTTCCGTTGGTTCACTTGTCTGCTGCAATTCCTGCTGCAATCTGTCATGTTCAGCGTTCAGCTGTGCCAGCCGTTCTTTGTTTTTATCAATAGCGGCAGACTGCTTTGTATAGCCGTCAATCTTTGACTGCAAGGAATTGACATTTTTTAAGCTGTCCCGTAACTGGTTATTCGTGTTTATTGCGTTCTTGAATGTGCTGTTGAAGCTGCCACCCAGCGACGCTTTCAGCTTAAAAAGCAGTTCAAATTCCTTTTGTGACCCTGCCAAGCTGTTTCACCTCCCTACGCATTGTTGTTCTGCTGGCGCTCTTTTGCTTCTTCCTCTTCAACCTCATTGACTGTTTCAATCCAGTTAAAAAGTCTGCGTATAGGCATTTGCAGCCAGAACGGGACGGGCGTATGTGAAGCCCTTGACATTTTATATATCTGCTTTCTTATGAACTTTGCGGGGTTCTTAACGCTTAATAGCCCGCAGCTATTAAAAAATCCCTTGCTTTGTTCTTAATTTTCATGTAATCAGCAACCGGAAGACGTCTGATTTCATCAGAAGCAATTCCCGCAGCTTTTGCCGCAAGAATACACTGGAAAGCAGAAGAAATTTCCGGGGACAAAACATATTTGTTCTGGTCCTGCAATTCAGCTTCTACGGCTTCTATGTCTTCACCAGTTAATTTTTCAAAATAGAAAGTCAACTTTGTGTACTTCTTGCCCTCAATCTCTCTGGGGGTCTTGAATGTATGTGTATAGTTCATACTTTCTTCTTTGTCTGCCTTTTTGTCTTCAAAACTTACTACTCCGTTTGCCTGCGCTTCCTGCATTTCCTGCGCCTGCTCTGCTGCCTGCTGCTCCATTGTTTCAGTGTTGTTTGTTGTATCTGCCATTTTGTTTTCCTCCATATCTTTGATTTATTGCAGGAAAAAACCAGCGGTATTTCCGCTGGCTCCTGCTTTGTTGGTGTTATTTTATTTGCCCAGTGCTTTTCTGACTTCTGCCAGATAATCTTTGCCATTGATAATGCAAATGAAGTTCAGCGGGTCAATCTCTGTAACCTTTTTGCCGCCCATGTACATTGCATAATATGACACTGCATATTCTCCGCTTACATCAGCAGTGGAAGCAGCCGCAACCTTTCCCAGTGCGGTTTTCTTTGGCTTCACTTTCATAATGTGCTTAACAGCGTTGATTTCGTTCTCACTGGTTGTCATGTTCATTTGCTGCTGTGCAACACGCAGGTCAATTCTGTGTACTCTCGGTTCCATTAACTTGACTGCTGCCGCTGTTACAGTGCGGAAATTGAAAGTTGTTGTCATTGCGTTTAAGTGACCTGTGATAATTTCTTCAACCGTTCCGGCAATTCCTGCGCCGCTTAACTCTTCTGACATATACTCCAAGTCTGGCAATGTCACTTCTGTTGTACCCAGATATTCTGTGGCGTCTTCGTAAATCGCATAATTTACTACTAATTCGTCAACTTTAGCCATTCTTTTTCACCTCCTATGCAACAAGTGCTGTGAGATATGACAAGTCATATTCAAGCACAAAGTCCATTTTCTGCATTGGTGACGGCGGTGTCATGTAAATGTGGAAACGTACAATACCCGCAGCCAATGCAGTTGCGCTGTTTTCGCTCTCGTTGAACTCGACACGCCCACCAATGATTTTTTCATCAGTTGACAAACTGGTTAACCAATCGTTGATACTCTGCACGATTGCGTCAATCAAGCGGCGCTTAATACCTCTGTCAATGTAATTCCAGTATGTCAAAATAAGTGTCTTTCCAACCCATTTGAACATACGGTTGATACAATAGAAATAGTCTGTCACGTCGTTATTTGCAGGATAGCAAGCCGTATAATTTCCCCAGCTTGTAAAGCCGCTAATAAAGTTCAATGCTGTGACCACTCCATTTTCATTCAGATAGTTTGCCTGCTGAATGTCCATGATAATTTCTGAACCGTCCGCAATAATTGTTCTGTCTGCTTGAATTGGTTTGTTTGAAGCACTTTCGCAAGGCGTGCCGCCGCCGTAGTTTTCTGTATTATCTACGGTTGAAATGCTGCTTGCCAGCTGGGTTGAAAGGTTAAATTCTTTTTCGCCCAGTGCGACTTTAGGGAAACAGATAATTTCTGTCTTCTTTGTGAAGTTTTTCTTTTTCTTCCACTCCGGCACCTCTGTATAATAGGTTGCGCCCGTTTCTTTTGTGCAATCTACGTCAAGAATTGCCATTGCTTCAAAAAGACCGTTGATATTCTCTGCTTTCGCAGACATAACGGCTGCAACTTCCGGGTCATGTGACCAATTCGGACACAAAATAAGGTCTGGAACCTTTGTGAAACGTGGAAATACAGTATCAATCAATTCAAGCCCGGTGGTCTTGTGTGTTGAAATGCTGTACCCTCCAATAATTTCGTCTTTTGTCACCTGCGTTGGGTCTACTGCGTCATAATTTACCTGCATTTCCCCGCTGGCTTCTGTCAAGAACTCCACAACACAATTTGTGTCGCTGTAAAACGCTTCAAAATCTGTCCCGGCTTCTTTTCCGTCTATTTTTACGCTGCTTGCGATTGCTTCAAGCGGTAAAATAATCTGATTGTCAACAACAGTGTGCTTTTCCGCTGCAACAGCTTTCTTGTGCTTTTTAGGGTCAAGCACATTAACAAAGAACACCGGGGAAACATTAAACAGTGTAAATGCTGTGTAGATTTCTTCGCACAAACTGTACTGCTTCCAGTTGTCGGAATATCCAAGCGCTGTCACTGCTTCTTTGTAACTTGAAGCCATGATAACTTCATTCACCTTGCCGTCTACCATGTGAACCGGGGCGGTTCCAACAACAAAGTGCAATCCAGTGTCAACCTTTGCTGGTGTGATAACGCCACTGTCGGTTTTGTTTGCGTTCGCTCCATGTGATACGTCGCTCATTGCTTATACCTCCTTATTCAGATATGCAAGGGCGGCAGCTTTCAAGTCTGAATAATACTTGTTATAGATATTGCCCGCCGTTCTTACTTTGTCTTTTTTCTCTGCAAGTTCGTTAGTTGGAACCAGCATTTTTTCAACCAGTGGGAATTTTTCAAGAATGCCCGCAAGTTCCTTGTTGACCTCTTCTTTTGTTCCCTCAAAAATCTTGTTGCACTGCAACATTGCCTTTGGCAAGTTCGGTCCAATGTAAATCAGCTTTACTGTTTCAGACGTTGTATTTGCCGTTTCTGTGGCTTTTTCTGTTGCAGTGGTATTTTCTACCACCTGCGCATTTTCAACCGTGCTGTCGGCTGCTGTGGCGCTTGTTGTTGCCTTTGTAGCCATGCTTTATACCTCCGTTTCGTTAAGCGTTTGAGAGTATGTCGCCCAAATCTCGTTGAATGGTCGGTATACTCCAATTTGTCATTATTTCGCCCATGTAATATGGGGCTGTTGTGTCTTGATATACGATATATTCCAGCGGCAGTTCCAAAACAAATTGACCGCCGCCAACGGTTCCCGCTTTCTTCAATTCACTTCTAACCCTCAACATCAGATTAAGCAGCGCCAGCGGTCCGTCTTGTCCGTCCTCTGAATATACCGCAAAGATAATGCGTACTTTGCAGCTGCTTTCCTCTGGTTCTCCTGCTGCCTTGTCGTCAAGTCCCGTCAAGAATTTAAGCAGGATATATGGGACTTGCTGCTGGGCGTCGTCTTTTTCCGGCAGTCCCATTTTATAAACTTTTGCGGCTCTCTCTTTTTGCTCATTGCTTCCCGTTCTGGTTCGCACTGGCAATATAATGTCAGCCGTTTTTTCTTGAATAAACCTTTGCAGGTTTTCAAGCAGAAAAACTGGTGTCATGCTTTACCCTCCATATCCGTTCAAAATTCTGTTCATTTCATGGATAATTCTTTCATTGACCAACTCTTGCACCTCTTCTTCCAGACCGTCTATAATTTCCGGGCTTCCCACCATTTGTGCTGCGGAAAGTCCCATGAGTTGTTCAACTGGAAGACGTCTGCTTGTCAGTCTTTCATATACGCCAGCGCCGTTCTTCATATCCGCAATAAATGCGTCCTCAAACGGTGTGCCGCTGCCGCCTTTTTTGACACTTGCCCGCACTTGCTTTCCAGTTCCGGGCTTTGTCGGTGTGACTTTGAACTGATATAGTGGCAGCTTTGTTCCTGCAAATGAAACAAAGCCCGCAAGGTTTCCCGTGCTGGCTTTGCTCATTTTCATTGTTGTTTTTGCTGTCAGTGCATTATTGTTGACCGTGTATACCTGCTTTGTCCGCTTCAATGCCTGCGTCTTTGCCCTTGATATACCACGGTTCATAGCATTGGCAAATACCCTTTCCGCACCTTTGGGAACATCTGCCAGTAGGGTTGCAACTCTTTCTATTGCGTCAGACGTTATTTCAATCATTCGTCTATCAACTCCAATTCCAGAATTATTTCCCCGTCTTCACAATCTGCTTTTGTGATACGGTACATATTTACCGCCCCGGCTTCGTCAATTTCAATTTCCCGGTCTTTCCGTGGAACAAAACCAAGGTCATATTGTGATATATAGACCAGACAAGAGGCACGATATAAACCCTCTGCATTGTCGCCACTTCCTTTCTGCCGTTCGTCGGCTGCCGTATGGTCAATGATTATGGGTATATAGTATTGCTTGCCTTGATACCATATATCAGTCATGGTTGCCATTTCACCGCAGTTGTGAAACACTTTCATGTCACTGGCAATCTGTGCTTTGAAGTCCATTAAATAGGTGTTGCAACAAACCAGCTGTCAACGTCATGCGGAACGCATAAAGGCGCAGAAGACAAAGAAAGAAATCTGCGTGCTGGCTTACGCTCTGCCCATGTATCTGGAACATACTTGCCCTCAACGGTTGTGAAATTGCCCGTTGCTTTGTCAATCAGTGTGATTGCTCCATAATACATTGAGTATGTAGCGCTTGTGCTTAAAAGTGCTAAACTGTCAGCAGGAACAAGCGGCTTTTCTTCTGGTGCGTCCGGGTTGGTCCAGTCATCAAGATACCATTCATTGTATTTGTAAATGTCAAGACCAAGTTCGTGAATTGTGCCAATGTATGTCACACCGTTTGGAAGCTGCTTTGGCTGAATTACTGCAAGTGCATAATTCTTAATGTCAAGCAATTCTTTTACTTTAGGGTGGTTTACAAAAGCGTTTGCAACGTCTTTACCCATAACGCAAATATCGCAGTTCAAAAAACCTTTCTGCTGTACTGTTTCGTGCCAGCGCTTCAAGTCCGCAATAGGGTCGGAAGTGTCAGCAGTCCACTTTTTAGCGGCTGTTGCGATTTTCTCTTTGTTAGTGAAAGAAAAGTCAATTACTTCGTTTACACCCTCACCAATAACCGGAATTTGACCAGTAAAGATTGCCTGCGCACACATTAACTCTTCACGTCTTGTAATCTGCTCTCGCAGTTCCACAAAGTCGTCTGACATTTTAAGCACCGCACGTTCCGCAGGCGTTCTGCCAGAAAACATATTTTCGCCCGGTCTGCGCTCTAATAAATCATCAATCGTGGTGACTTTCTCTGGCGCTACCAAAGGCGGTGTATAAGTCTTTGTTTCGTACCCGGTATTAGGTACAATCTTTCCACCTACTAAACGGCTGACAAATGGTGCAACCTTGCGGCTTCCTTTCTTGAAATCAACATCAACATTCTTTGTCACAAATGTTTCTTCGTTTCTGAAAAATGTACTTCTGAAAAATGTACGCACGGGCGGCATTTTCTGAACTACTCTGCCCATGGTGCGTGGTTCGTAAATAGATACTTCGTTTGCCATGATATGTTGTCCTCCTTACTTCAAAAAGATTGAAATTTTACGGCAAGCCGCTTTGACTTCCGCAATGGTAATGCCAGCAGGTACGTTGATTGCGTCTGTGAAAAACTCACCCGTCATGTAATACACAACTGGTTCGTCTTTTCCTGTGGCTGCTGCTGCAATTCCAATTACTGCGTCTTTTGTTTCTTTAGCAATCGGAACAATTTTGCCGTCGCTGTCTGTGGTTACTGGTGTATATTCTGCAATGACAGTGCCAGCGGTTCCCGTTTCTGGAACGATTGGAAATTCACCTGCAAAAAAATTCTTCGGTGTAGCGCTTCTTGTTTCTACTGCATATTCACTCATTTTCGCTTACCTCCTTATTTTGTTTCTGGAAACAACTTGTCAATAGCTGCGTTGAAGACGTCTTTTCCGTCTTCTCCTGCCGCCCCTGCTGTTGCTCCGTTTACTGCATTTACGCCAGAAGCGTCGGCGTCTGCTGCACGGTCTGCAATATAGCTGCCGCCCGCTTTGTTCTGCTCTGCAATGATTTTCACTGCCATTTCCTGCGCAGAAATAGGGTTGTCAAACTTTGCGTCCTTTGCGATTGTAGCATAGTTTCCGTTTGCCAAGTCTTCAATGCCTTTAATTCTGGCACGCTCTGTGGCTGCTGCTTCGTTCTGGATTGTCGCTACTAAATCCGGGTATGCGGCTTTTAGTGCGTCAACCGTTGTGATTGTGTTTGTTGGTTCTGCCATTTCTGGTTCCTCCTTTTCTTTTTGTGGCTTGTTAATAGGGTTTGTTGCACTATTTATTAAACTACCCGGATTGTGCGGGCTATTTAATAACTGTTTTGGTAATGTTTTGAACATTGAAACATCAATGGGCACTGAATTGACCACAATTTTTGAAGCATTTTCAACAACTGTGTTGCTTTCTTCAAACATCAATTCGTCGCAAAAGCCGTTTTCAACGGCTGTTTCTCCCGTCCACCATGTTTCTTCTGACATTAGCTGTTCAATGTCTTCTGGCTTTCTACAAGTCTTCATTGCGTATGTATTTACAATGCTTTGCTTAATTACTTTCAGTTCATCAGCCATTTTCAGAAAGTCTTCTGCTTTGAAAGTATCGTATACCGTCATTGCCGGGTCATGTATCATAAAAACGCCGTTTCTTGCAATTTTGATACTGTCGCCAGCCATGGCAATGATTGTGGCTGCGGAAGCTGCCCAGCCGTCAATTTTTACTGTGATTTTAGCTGAACAATCTTTCAACCTTGTGAATATTGCATTTGCTGCGAAAACATCACCGCCGCCGCTGTTGATACGCACAATAATTTCTGGCGCTTCTCCAAGGGCTTCCAGTTCTGCGTTGAACTGCTGCGGTGTCACTCTGTCTTCCCACCATGACTGCTGGCTACTGATAGCGCCATACAAAAGCAATTCTGGCGGCTTCTCTCCCGCTGCCGGGATAAAGTCCCAGAATTTATTTGTTGTCACTCCGTATGGATTGCCCGGCGTCCTGCTGCCCGGCTGCTGGTTCATTCCCTGCCCCGGCTGCATTGTCTGGGGCTGCTGGGTTTGCTGGTTGTTCTGGTTTGCTACTGTTGGCAATTTTCTTCACCTCTTTTAACTCATTTTCTTCATGTTTTAGTTGCTCAATATTGCTGTAAAAATCACTACCCGTCATTTGCATTGTTTCATCACTTCTGGTGCTGAACCCGTTTTGTACTCTTTTTTCTGCGGCAGTGACTTCTTTTACCGGGTCAAGCATACCCCTTGCAGGTCCATTCCATTTTGTGGTGCAATATGCTTTTCTGATTGCTGGGTCTGCAAAGAAGCCCGGCGCATTGATACGCCTTTTTGCTACGGCTTCCGTCAACCATTCTTCATATATTGGCTGGCAGAAGTCAGTTGCTAACCAGTCACGGTACATATTAAACATTTTCCACGCTTCTTCCAGCGCTCCTTTGCTGGCTGAATAACTGGCGTTAAAGCGTTTCATAAGCAATTCATAGGGTATTTCAAGTGAAGCCCCTATTTGCTGGCATATAGCTTCCACAAAGCCGCCAAAATTGGCGTTAGGTCTTCCTGGGTTCATGTCATGTGCCTTTTCGCCCTCGTTCAAGTCTATAACGGCACCCGGCGCAAGTTCAATGCTGGTTTCGTCCTCTGTGTCCACCTGCTCTTCTTCTGGTATCATTGAACCTATGGCGTCTTCACCGCTTGCGTCCGCTTTTTCAATAAAAACTGTGAACATTCCAGATACAACCGCTGCTACAAGTTCGGCGTCGGTATATCTTCCAAGCTGCTTCAAACTTTCAATGACTGGGGCAAGGAACGGAACGCCCCTGCGTTGTCCTATTCGTTCCCGGTTCATAAGGTGCAGCACATTTCTTCTTCCCGTCCTGCTGCCGTATGCTTCAACCCTCTGCCATTCAATGTCTGTATAGGCGTATGACAACGGGTGGTGGTTTGCTATGTGATACGCTATCACTTCCCCGGACTGGTCAACCTCTACACCTCCGACAATTTTATTGTCCAACGTGTCAAAATTGTTAGGGCTGCAAAGTCTGTCAGCTTCAATCAGTTGCACCCTTAAATCATACGGCTGGTTTAATCTTGGCTTTACTGGCAGCACTGCCAGACAATCACCAGATACAAGCCAGTTTATGAACGCCAACTGCTGCAACTCATAAAAGTTATCAATGCGGGTCATGTCGCAATCCGGGCTTTCTGCCCATAAGCGCCATTCTCTTTCAATCTGCTTTTCAAGTTTCAGCTTTTCTTCTGGGGATATTCCCAGCACTTCTGCGTCAATGTTTGGTTTTAGGTGTAGACCACGCCCAACAACATTGGTGCGCATGGTTTTTACAGCGCCATTGGCTATTGGTACGCCCATGTATAAATCACGGGTGCGCTGCCGCAGCACTGACACGTTGTCTTCTATGTCTTCACGGCTGCTACCACCTGCATGAAGCCAGCCCGCAAGTGATTTTTTTGTTGTGCTTGCGCCATAATTGCCATATCCGCTGTTTAATATCTGCATTTTTTGCCGTGCAGCAACCCTTTTCAGCGCCATTTGCGGTGCGACAACTGCTATTGCTTTATCAATTCCCGCTGCAATTCCCACGTCTTCACCTCCTTTATTGCATGAAAAAAGCACCGTTTGACGGGTGCTTTTTGTGTTTTTCTATTTGTTCACGCTACAATATTACCCCTTTTTTACGGGAAATAGGGGGAAATTTTAGTCCAAAAAGGGAAATTGCGGGCAATCTTTTTACAAATCACGGGGCACGGCACGTCTTACACGGTTTCTGCCGCCGTATTTCGCCGCATTTTCCAGCGCATTGACTTTCCCTTGCCAATATTCAATAGACTTCCTTATTTCGCCCAGATTGGCTTTTGTCATAGTCCTGCTGCCGATTGTGTATGACTGGGCGTTTGTCACTGCCAGTTCCGCTTCCAGCCATGCGTCAAGGTGTCTTTTTGCTGTTTCCAGCGTTATTCCTGCTGCCATATTACATAATACCTCCACTTCTTCTTCTGCCCCTCTTCACCGTCTTCTTTACGGTCTGGGCTGTGCTTTCTTTCTTTTGCTGTTTCTTTTTCTTTAACGGTACGCCCGTTATTTCAATAGCTGCTGTTGCATAGTTGCGGCAGTCAAGGGCTTCATTTCGTTTATGTTCCCCCTTGTCTTTCAGTTCCCATGCAAAATATGGTCTTCCCATTTTGTAGCGCATAACCTTTTTTTCTGACGTTAGACCCTTGAAATACTTTTCATCATATCCCCTGCCCTCTTCTTTTGGAAAATGGCAATATCCGGGTCCCTCTTCTTCCAGCTTTAATCTATCCATTAGCAGGCTTTTTCCCGTGTCAACTCCAAGTGTGAATAAATATGCGCCCTCACGGTTGCTTTTTGACGGTTTTTGAATATATGCTGCTGCACTGTCGTTTGAACCTTTGATTGCAAATACCCTGCGATTGAACCGGGCTTTGCAGAATTTATATACTTGATTGGTTCTGTGTCCTCCACTATCCATGCAGGTACATGACAACTTCAACTGTGTTTCGTCTGCTTTTGACCATGATTGCTGTAAAAATATGTCAAGGTCTTTCCAGCACTGGTCTTCCATGTTTGAAGTGTCACCATATATGACGGCGTATTTTATGCCCCAGCTTTCGTATTCTGGACCCCAGCCGACAACCTCAATTTCAAATCTGTCGTCCTGCGTATCTACGCCAGCGGTTAAATACAGCACGTCTTCTGGAACCTCGCAGTTGTATTTCTCCCGGCGCTTCATTAGTTCGTCGTCTTCTATGGTTTCCCCGTCTTCTTCCCACGTCTGCCCCATTTCTGTATTAGTCCATACTTTCATCAATTCCACATTGCCTTTTTTCATTTCTGCATTGGCAATCAAGAATTTTTCAACAACTTCTTGCCATGTGGTCAGTGTGGACGCAAGGGTGTTTAAGTGAAAACCTTTCACGGGGTTTTCCGGGTCTTCATGCACAAATCTTCCGTCAATATAGTGTTCTTTCCATTCAGCTTCACTGGATATGACGCCGCATTTGCTGCATACATATTTTATTTCTGATAGGTCGTCTTTGTCGAATACGACATTTGCCCAGACAAGCGGCTGCAATTCCCCGCAGCACGGGCAAGGTGTGTTCCATTCTCCACGGCTGCTGTTTTCGTATTCAACTTCAATTCTGGAAGCACCCTTGACGGTTGGCGTTGATATGTCCACTTGCTTTTTATTCCAGAATGTAGTCTGTCTTTTTGAAGCCAGCAACAACGGGTCGCCCTCTTTTCCGGCGCTGGCTGGATATGCGTCTATTTCGTCAGCTAATAGCACTCTGATTGTGTGGCTTCGCAGACCAGTTGGACTGTTTGCCCCGGCAATCGTGATAAAACCGCCCGGAAATATCTTTTGCATAATGGTGTTGCCACTATTTCTTGACTTTTCGTTTATTCTTTCTGCAAGCACTGGCGTGTCACGCAGCATGGGTGACAGTTTTTCTTTTGAAAACTTTTCTGCCATGTCTATTGTTGGCTGTATGACCATAATTGGTGACGGGTCATAATGCACATAATATCCAATAGGGTTCAGCACCATTGCGTCTGTCTTTCCAACCTGCGCCGCAGACATTATCACTACTTTTTTGATTGTAATATCTGTTATGGCGTCCATAATTTCTTTCTGATACGGCGCCTTTGCAGTCTTCCAGCGCCCCGGTTCAGCAGAAGACCCGGCAGACAGCCTGCGGAATTTGTCTGCCCACTGTGAAAGCGTCATTTCTGGTGGCGGTTGCAGCACCTTGAAAATACGGGTGAACATATCAACTGTGTTCTTCTTCATTGTCTACACCGTACCCAAACACTGTCTTGAAGTCTGAAAGTTCTTCCAGCACTTCATCAATGGCGCTTTTTAGCAGCTTGAAAATTTCTGTCTGGTCCTTTTTCTTTGATAAAATGGGGCTTAATTTTGCAGGTATTGCCATTAAGCGGGTTTTGAACCTAACCAGCGTGTCTGTCATTACCTGCTCTACGTCTTCCGTGGTGTGTACTTCATTTCTGCGCAGCTGCAATTCCAGTTCTTGACTTTCACGTTTCGCCCTCACCAGCTTTGCCCGTTCTGCGTTGTAGTCAACCGTGCTTTCACTTTCCGGGTTGTTGTTGCGCAGATAATTTATGTACTGGTGGTTTACGGTCTTCAAATCGTACAGCCCCGGTCTGATTTCAGTTATAATCTTCTGGTCACGCAGCTGCCGCACCCTGCGTTCTGATATATCCAGCCACGCAGCAACCGCCTTTGATGTGTACGCTTTCAAAAACCGCACCCCCTTTCTTTTTTATGGCTTCGGAAGCGGAAATGCAAAAAAATTTTTCATATCTGGGGAACCTTTGGGCGTCGGCGTACCCGCAGTGCTTCTGCGGTGCTGACAGAACCTATCAAATGTCGTCCACAATGTCTGTTATATCATCATTCCCGCTGCTTTCTTCTGGGTCAATGTCAAATTCACCAGTTAATTTTTGTCTGTTCAATTCCAGTTGCTTCTCTGCAAGCGTCAAGCGTCTGTCCTCTAACTCATAAGCCTTGATACTGTCCAGCTGCTTGATAATGCGCCCATGTAGTTTGTTTAGTTCTGCTTCCACTTTCATTGCTCTTTCAAATGGGCTTGACTTAATAACAGACTTCATGGCTGTTTTGTATGTTTCAGTTGTGCTACCCTCTGGGTCTTGTGTGCGCTGCTGCTCCATGCCGCAGTCTTCTTCCTGCTGTCTTTCCTCCATGCTCTTTGGTACTATCATGTGTACTATCTTGTCAGTGTAGAAGCCCCCTGCGTCGTCGCTCTCATACTCTGACAATAGCTTTTCTAAATAGGCTTTGCGCAGGTATAACGCCTGCAATTCCTCCATCATTTGTGACAGTGCCGTTGGTGTGCCCATGTTCTGAATGGCTGCCGCTTGCTCCGGGTCTATGTCCTCATATCCTGCCTGCGCAAATGCCCCATGTGTGACCGCATTTTTATTGCCTTTTTTTGCTGGAGTTTTCCCGGCTGCGTTCTTATTGCCTTTTTGCCCCCCTCTTTTCCGGGGCTTATTTTTCAAGGCTTCGTCCCAGTTGTCTTCTGACTTCCATTTTCTTATACGCACTTCTGGAACGCCTGCCAGTTGCGCTAATTCTGCGGTGCTAATTTTTCCGTCGCTTTCCAGATAGCGTTGCAATGAATTGTCACGCTCTGGGTTCCGTGGTCTTCCCATGCTATCACCTCTTTTCGTTTGTTTTCATTCTTTCCAATAGTTCTATCTTGCGGAAGTATAAAAAATTATGGGCTTTGCAAATTCAAAAAAATCACAAAGCCCACTATTGCCAACGTGCAAATAAAACGGCTGAAAGCCTGCTTCGCTAATATAAATTATATCAGCTAAACGCAGGCAATGGCGGGCAAAGATTGACTATGCAACCTTATGAAATTTTGAAATATACGGGTTGTTCTCGAACCTCTTCAAAAGGGTTTCAACGGCATTATCTCTGATATTCTTACACTGTCTTTCGCTGTAATGATTGCGTACCGCTACTTGTTCCCATTTCATGTTGTGAATGTAAAAATCAAAGATAATGCTTTTTTCTTTCAGCTTTAGTCTTGAAACTTCCTGCAATATTTGTGCTTTCAAGTTCTGCAAGGTCGCCACTCTTTCTTCGTAGCCCCTCATTTCCCCGCTGACATAATCTGGAATGTTTAAGACCATGTTTTCTGTTTGTCGTGATATACTATATTTTCCTTTTGGTAGACCGTCGCACTGTATAGCGCCAAGGGGGTTGTAATACTGGTCTGTTAAGTCTTCCAGAATTTTTCTGTAAATTTTCACCTCCCCGTCTATGTCCTTGTAATATTCCAATAATTCAATTACCCTTTCTTTGCTCATTGCCTGCGCCATTGCTATTCCTCCAATCTTTTACACGGTTCAGCCCTATTCTTCTACTTCCCGCAAGTTTTTATTTGCTCCGCTGTTCTTCTTATGAACTGGAAGCACCACGCTTCATCACGCAGCACTTTTATTGCTCCGTCTTCGTCAATGTATACAGCGTCAATGAATTTTGGTTTTGGCGGCTTTCCCTCTTCGTTCTCTTCATACGGTGCAAAGTCAATCATAATTTGAATGACGTTGTATACTCTTTCATGGATAATCATTTTATAATCAGTCATGTTTATTGGCATTTCCTTTTCCTCCTAACACGGTCCACCCTCTGCCCCGTGGAACGCTCCCGCAGGGTATTTCCATTGACCGTCAATAAATATGTCTTTTTCTGTAAATTCTCCCGTCACCAGACTTCGTATTGCTTCTGTGTCGCCAGCGTATAAACATGACTTTGCGCCCTCGATGTATGTTTCAAGGTCGCATTTGTTGTCCAGTGTAAAACCCAGCGTCACTTCATCATTTTTCATTTGTTCAAATTCTTCTGGGTACAGTTCTTTGAAGCCTGCAAACAGTTCTGGGGTTGAAAATATACAGCCAGCGCAGCTGCAACGGTTCCAGCCTGCCCGGTAACACGGGTGCGGGTTTACTTTGTTTCTTTTCAATACCTCCCAGACGTCTTTTTCTGAATAGTCAATAACTGGTCGCCATTGGTGAACGGTTCTTTTTAACTTCTTTTCTGCATTGGCTCTGAAATATACTTCCATTTCGTTATATTTTGAACGTCCGGCACTTTCCCCTCTGCGTTCACCGCTGCATATCAATACTTTTGAATTTTCCTTTACCTCTTCCAGATTTCGCAGCACTGTTGCTGCAACATCTATTTTTAGATATGGACTGCACCACCTTGTCATTAAATTGCCGGACTTTGCAGGAAACTTCATTCGGCAGCCATATTCTTTCAGTAGTTCTTCTTTGTTCTCTGCGTCGCTCTCTTCAATCTCTCTGCACGCTGCCTGCTGCGGCGTTTCTTTTGCCCTTAATATTTCCCCGGTTTCCGGGTCAATCCATTCAATAGGTTTGCTGGCTCCTATTCTGTATAATTCACCGAAAAAGCCGCCTTTTCTCCATGACAAACGCAATGGTATTTCTTCTGCGTCCGCAAGCGCTTTCATATAGTTTTGAGTGCAGCGCCAGTCCATGTGTCTTCTGGGGTTTCCTCCGTCTATGTCATGGTGCCAGAACTCAATTTTGCTTTTAGGCACTCCCAGTTCACGCAATTTGAAGTATGTTGCTATGCTATCTTTGCCGCCGGATATTAAAACAACAATCAAGTCGTATTCTTCCAGCGGCAGCAATTCTTCAAGGAAAATTTCTTCCATGTGCTTTGTTTCTCTTCTGCCCTGCACTCTGGGTTTTATTCTTTTCCCGGTTCCATATATCGGCTTATCTTTCTTCCCTCTGGTCACTGGTGTATCAGCTGTGCAATCTATGTCTTTTATGAACTCTGGTTCAAATAAACTTAATTGCCCTTTCATTTTCTCACCGTCCCTATGCGTCAAATGCGGTCACATTAAAACCTATAATGCAATAATTATCATCAAGCCCGGTTCTGTCGTCCATGACATAGATAATTTCAAGGTCTGCTTTTCTTCCCGTTGGTTGTCCCTCTGCATACTCTGGCAGTTCTAATTCTTCACCAACTTTGAAGCCGTCTTTTTTCAACAATAAGAACGTCAGACGCCCGGTTGTAATTTCTTCATACTGGCTTCTTGAAAGTCTAATGTCCCGCTGCTTCTTCTGTTCATCAGACGGCAAGTGCTGCATTTTTTCTTCCTGCTGCATTTCCTGCAACTTTCTTTTGGTTTCCCGGTCAATGGCTGCCTGCTCTTCGTTGTAGCGCTCTTCTGCGGTCTTGTTTGCTTCCCTGCGGTTCACATAGTTGTTGCAGCTTGTGACAGTTGCTTTCTTTTCGTGGCAATCCTCATAATGCGTGCAACCGTAGCAAAGTGAAGTCACTGTGTCTGGCTGCGGGTCAAAATCTTCCTCTGGCTCCGTGGTTTGTTCTGTCTGGTTCTCTTCGTTGCCTGCATGATTTTCAATTTCATGCACGTTAGGTTCTGGCTGTTCTCCCTGCTGTAACTGGTCAATGTCCATTTGTCCCGGTATCTGCTGCGCTGCGTCATAATGCTTCTTTAACTGCTTAATGTCTGGCAGCGTCAGCACTTCATTTTCTCTGAATATCTCTGCTGCCTGCTTCTGGTACTCTTCCGGCAGCCCGGACGCTTCATAAATGACTGATACAACAATATTATTTGCCTTAAATTCTGCCATAAGTTCTGGAATGAGATTGTTATATATAGCTTTGTATCTTCCAACCTGCGCAGGGGACGTTTCCAGTATTTCTGCCAATAAATCACGGGTTCTTCCGGGAATGTTGGTTGTTTCTTTCAGCTTCAATACAAGGTCTTCTGTTTCCAGCGCTTCTGTCATTTTCTCCCAGTCTGTTTTCTCCCGGAAGCGGTTTGCCATAATCAACGCTAATTTGTCCAGTATGGCGTTTTGTGTCGATTTAACCAAAATCGGAACGTATCTGAAACGCTCTTTTCCCTCTTCTACCAGCTGCATGACCGCAAGGCGTCTTCTGTGTCCTGCAATGATACGGCGCTTGCCGTCTTCTTCTTTATCAGTGACCAGAAGTGGTTGCAGCACTCCCAGAAGTTCAATGGACTGTTTCAAGTCCTGCACATCTTCCACGCTGTAAAAATTGCCTTTTGACGGTATAAGGTCGTAAATATCAGCTGTGCCGCTGGCGCCCTCTTGTGACGTCGCGGCTTCTGACTGCTGCCCCTGCTGCATAGGTTCTGCAACCTCTTTGGAACGCTGGTTGAGTAATTCAGTTAAATTAAATTTTTTTCCTGCATTTGCCATTGTCTTTTCCTCCTATTGTGTCCGAATTGGTCACATTTTCAGCCATTCTTCCACTAACGCTTTATAGTCGGCAGCTGCGCCGCAGCGTGGTGAATACAGAATGATTGGCAGCCGTGCAAATGTGCTGGGCTTCATTTTCGGTGTCTTTCTGATATGGGTATTGAATACCGGGTATTCAGTAGTTTTCAGAAACTCTTCGCCCTGCGTGTCAGCTTCATTGGCTCTGTCGTACTGTGTTATGAAGCAGCCGCAGAAGCGCAAGCCTGCGTTTAGGTCTTCCCGTGTATTGTCAATCTGTTCTTTCAATTCTGCCAGCCCGTCCACTGCAAAATCATCAATAGTGACTGGCACCATAACGTCTGTTGAAGCTACCAGTGCATTGATTGTTGAAATGTTAATATCTGGTGCGTTGTCAATAATACAGTAGTCGTATTCTGACTGTAAGCCCTCCAAAAATTTCTTGAAGCGTGTCTGCTGCGGTCTTGACTGGTCCAGCATGACTTCCAGATTGGCTGTCAGCAGGTTCATGTTTGCCGTGATAATGTCCAGCCCGTCATAATCTGTATGCTGTATAACCTCTGCCGGGTTAATGCCCCGCTGCGTCATAACCTCTGCCGTGCCTTTGTGCTGGTAGTCGTGGCGGTTCATAATCTTGCTTGCGTTGCCCTGCTTGTCATTGTCAATCAGCAGGACTTTGAAGCCGTGAACTGTCGCCAGAATATGTGCCATATTGACGCTGGAAATGGTCTTTGCCACTCCCCCTTTAAGGTTGATAATTGATAATACTTTCATGTGGTATTCCTCCTTGTATCTGGTATGGTTTATAGTTGCTTTCCCAGTAATGCGGCAGGCTGGATTTGAACCAGCGACATCATAGACACGGACTGACAACGGCTACTGCCGTTTTATTTCACCGTGCCCGTCCCTCTACCAGCTGTGGTACTGCCGCCCATTGCTCCGGGGCGTTTGCCCCGGTCTTTTATGCTTCCACTGTTTCACTTCCTGCGAAAAATACTTCTCTTCCGTCCCAGTTCTGAATTTTTGCTTTCTTTTCTTCTCTTCTGCTTTCGTTGTATCTTCCTGCGTGGTGAATTGCTGCGTATGTGATTGTTTTTGCTGTTCTCTTTACGATTTCAAATACAACTGCGTTTTCTCCGTATCTCTTGCCGACTTCAAATGTTCTCATGGTTTATACCTCCGCTTTCTATGCTGTGTTTCTGTTTCTTTAACTGTCTTTATTATATACTTGCGCAAGTACAAATACAATCGGCAAAAGCAACAATCTTGCGCAAGTATATTTGTGTAATATGTATACTTGCGCAAGTACAATTATTTTTTATTGCGGTTCTTCAACGCTTCGTCATACTCTTTGATAGGCATTTTCACTGTCAATGGCTCATATCTGCCGGACCCGTCCAGTTCATACATGAAAGAAACGTCACTATTTTTCAGAAAATGCAGTGTCAGAATATCTGTGATTTTATGAATTGCTAATGCCCCGGATAATACAACAATCTGACCGTCTGGCAAATAATATGCTTCTGGTATCTCTCCTGCTGCCTTTGCTGGCTTTATTGCTACCGTGTCCCCAAGTTCCAGCGGGCATACTGCCTTAAATGCTGCCATTTTCATTGTCTTTTTCCTCCTGCTCAATATATTTCTTTCTGTTCTCATGCTTTACAATCCACGCTGCTTCCCAGACTACTACCCAGACAAGCATTAGCACGCCAAGTCCTATGCAGATTGCCACAAAGCATATAAGTGCTTTTGCAACACTAATCAAGAACGCTGCCATTGCCTTTTCCCTCCCTCATTTTCTGTTTTGCCCAGCCAATAGCCCTGCGGCTGGCGTTTATCCTTTTCAACTGCTGCGTCCTTGCATTTCCTTTGGCTGTTTCTGCCTGCTGGCGTTCTAACTGTCGGCGCAGTATCAATTCTTTTCCGCTGTAATGTCTTTTGCCTTTCGCCATGCTCAATTCCTCCGTTAAAAATACCTTTTCTGGTATCTGCCGCCCCTGCTGGCTCTTTCCTTGCGCTTCATGCGCTGTTTCCGGCGCTGCTGGTACTTTGCGTCTTCCGCTGCTGCAACCTGCCGTCTGACGGCTTCATGGTCTATGTTGTCAACCTCTTCTTGCACTGTTTCCAGCACTTCAACTTCACTGTCTTTGAAAGTAAATGTCATGCCGGGGTCGTACTCTTCATTTTTCCAGTCTTTCTGGAATTTCTCAAAATCGTTTCTGTATCTGGTCTTTGCGTCTGGGTGGTACTGTTCGGCTTCATAAAGCCCCAGCATAACTGCTTCGTCGTCCTTGTCTTCCCAGTTGTAAAGGTGCCAGCTTTCGTGGTTGTCCCAGTTCCACTTTGATAGATAAAGCACCAGACCGTCAAAACGCTGCCCCTCTCTGACCATGGCTTTCATTTCATTACAAGTGAAGCCTTGCCCTTTTAATTCCTGCTTTATCTGTTCGTATGTCCTGCCGCCAGTATGTAGTCTTGCTTTTACTATCAAGGGCAAATACTGTGGCTGTTTATCCTCTTTTCTTGCCATTTGTGTTCTTCCTTTCCAGTCTGTCTGCTATCCGCAGTATGCTTTCCATTGATTGTCTGATATTTGCGTCTGTACCCTCTGTTATTTTTAAAATAGCTGCTACGTCCCGCAACTCTTCTGCCATTTCTACGGCTTCCCCGGCTTGTATTTCATATTTCTTCATGCAGGCGGTGCATACCTGCGAACCCTCCGGGATAACCTCACCGCATATCAAGCAGCGGTCAGCGTTCATCATTCGTCCCAGTCCTCCAACTTCTTGACACGCTTTGTCAAATTCTGCACCTGCTCAATAAGGTTTGCCACCTCATGTGGTGAAAGCCCGGTCTGTTCGTAGTCATACAGCTTCTTTGCTGCTTGATTGACTGTAACGTGTGGCTTTAATACCGCCTTTTGTCCATTTTGGCTATATTCTGTCAGCGTGGTTCTTTTCTGCCTTTTCTGTGGCTTCTGGGGCTGCTTGAACGCCCCTGCCCTCTTCATGGTGCCGTAATATGGCACTGTCTGTTTCAATGTGTGGTCCATGTACCCCATTACAATTCCACCTTTCTTCCCGTGGCTTCTTCTATGTCCAGATATTTTGCTATTGTGTCCATGGCTTCTTCTGCTGACCAGCAAACCGCCGTTTCATAACCCTGCTGCCGTAGCTGGTCAAGCCACCAGTCCTGCTTGTCTGTGGTCTTGTTTTTCTGCCATTTCATTTCCACATACAGCCCGTGTTTTCCGTTTCTGGCTACTGGCAAGCATAAGTCCGGCACGCCTGCTTTTACTCCCTGCCGCTTTAGGTTTGCGGCTTCAAGCTGGTTCCTGCTGCCGCCGTTTGGTATATGGTGCAGCAAGCCCAGTTCCGGGAAGTCCTTTGCGTAGAATGTCGCCCAGTTTATAACTCTTTCCTGCTCTGTTGCTTCACTGCGCTTTCTGTAATATGTCCGGCTCATTCTGCTTTCACTTCTCTTTCGTCAAGGTGTGTGGCTTCCATGTCTGCAATATGAAGCATAGCTGCAAGCCTGCTGCCTGCAAAAGCATTGTTCATGTCGTAGCTGCCGCCCTTTACTGAATAATCAAAAGCGCCCATGTGCCAGCGTATAGCCAGCATTTCTTCTTCTGTCAGCTGCATAAAGCGCATAATCTGGATAATTGACTTTTCGCCATGTCCCAGCGGCAAATTGTTTGTATATCCGTACACTTCCACTTCCTGCCAGCTTCCGTCTTTTTGCTTCTGGTTCTTTTTCTCTATCTTGTATGCGTCCGCTTTGCATACATCATGCAGAAGCGCCACAACCGCTACCGTGTCCATGGTATATTCCGGGTATGTTCTGCCCTGCCTTTTGTCCTCTTCTTCTGCCAGCTTCACTAATCTTCGGTATACATTGTTTGTATGCTCTACCAGCCCGCCTGCGTATGCTCCGTGATACTTTGTACTTGCAGGCGCAGTGAAAAAGCCTACTTCTTCCAGCCATTCAAGCAGCTTGTCTGCTCCCGGTCTTTTTATGTATGAAAAATAATTCTTGAACTTCTCTGTTTCCGACTGCTGCCGTGTTAATTCTTCCATGCTCTTTTCCTCCTATGCTCTGAACTCTTCTTTGCTGTCTACCAGATAGGTTTTGCCGTCCTGCTCATACAGCATGATAATTCCTTTCAGTGCCGCAAGCGTCATTTCAGCTTTCATTCCCTCTGATATTCCGTATTTATCACCAACCAGAATATATTTGCAGTTTTCAAGTATCTTTATTCCTGCTGCCATTCCCCGGCTTCTTTCCTGCGGGTTCTGGTCGTCTGTAACCTCTGTCAAATACAAATGCACTGTGACCGGGACAAAGCCGTTTTCAAGTGCTGTCCGTGTCAGCTTTCGTGCATATTCTTTATTGCGTTTCGTGTCGCCCCGGTATGGGCTACACACATATAACAAATCATTCAACTGCTGCCACCTCCTAATCTTCCAGCACCAGTTCTTCCCCTGCTGCTGGTGGTTCCTCTTTTCGTTTCCACTCTTCCAAGTCCAGAAGTGTTCCACATTTGCTGCAATAATTCCAATCACTTGAAACGTGAAAGTAATAACCGTCTTCACGGTCTTTTCTCATGTCCTTGTCGTATGCAGAAAATAAATGCTTTCCACATACCGGGCAATAATAGCTGTTTAGATACCCCAGCTGTCCGGGTAATGTTGGGTATTCGCTCTTTTGGTACTTTGGCTTTCTGGGCTTCTTTGCCGCCATGCTCTACACCTCCATTGCTGCTTTTTCAAGTCGGCGTTTCATTTCCTCATATTGCAGCTGCAATCCTTTTATATTCTGGTGTGTGCTGCACTCCCCGCAGCCCTCTTCTGTGTGGGTATGTGGACATTCATTGCAAAAGTCCAGTTCGTCTTGCAGGTTGTTTGCAATGATACCCATTGAAAACACAATGCCCCAGTATTGTTTCAAGTCAATTTGTGTTATATCTACCGTGACGGCTGCTGCCTGCTGCACTTCTTCGTCAGATATGCTGTATTTATCTTTTAAGGCTTCATACATCTGCAAAGCAGTGACCTTTTCGCCGCCCTCTCCACGTTCTGCAAGGGCTTGTATCTTTGCCAGCTTTGCAATAATTTTCTTTCTGTCCTCTGTCAATCTTCTTCCACCTCCGCTTCTCCCAGTAGCGCCCGTGGTGGTTTTCGCTTATCAAGTGTCATTGCAAGCCACGCAGCCTTTTTCATCATTCTTTCTTCTTCGTCTGTCCGTTCTCTGTCTGGTCCGTCATATTCCTTGTAACATCTGGCTGTTTTGTCCGGGAAAAGGTCATTGCCGTTCTTAAACGCAATCATAAAGGCTTCCAATTCCCGCTTTAGTTCCTCTTTGTAGAAATTGAATAGCAGTGTAATTTCTGCCGCTTCAATCTCTGTGCAGTCGCAGCCACGTTTCTTCCTGCGGCTATATTTTCCCGTGTAATGGTGATATGAAGCACTGCCAGTGACCTTGTAAAAAATCTGGGTCAGCAAGTCTTCTTCCAGACTGTCTGCGTAACTGAACCAGTGAAGCGTCACTGCGTCCAGCATGATTTCTTCGTCTTCAATCTCATATCTGGCTTTTAAGTCTTCATACATACGCATTGCGGTTTCTTTTTCGCCGCCCACGCCACGTTCTGCAAGGGCTTTGATTTTCTTTAGCCTTTCAGCTACCTTTTCACGTTGTATCTGGTCCATGTTGTCACCTCATATTTGTTAAAACAAATTCGTTTTCTTCATAGTCAATTCCGTATGCTTCGCAGTCCTCTTCGTCAGCAGGACGCGCCAGCGGGCATGACCATTGGAAACATTCGCCTACGCCGTCCACTCTTTCTTCCTGCTCTGGGTGTCGGCAATTATAACCATTATTGGCGCTGCACTGGTTTTCCGGGTCCAGACACGCATTGTAAAAATAACCGCACATATTAGCAAATGTGTTAATCGGCATAATGTCTGGCACTGGTTCCCCTTTGTAATAGCACCATGATTGCGGCGCTCTTTCCATTCCGTACAGTTTCAGCGAATGTGGTGTATAGTATTCTGCCACCGCTGCTACTTCCCAGCCGTACACTTTTCGCCTGCTGCCTGCTGCATAGTTATGAATATCATGTGCAGGCACCCTGCTTTTTTTCTCTGCTTCTTCAAAGTTCTTTACTTCCAGCACTTCCGGGCAAATAAATTCACCCACTATGCCGACGCCACCCGTGATATATACCAGCACCCGGAACGGTGTTTTGCACTGTGGCTTTGACTTTCTCAATTCCAGCACTTTTTCACCTGCTGCCATTTTCTGCCACCATTTCTGGTGCAGCGAAAGAATAACAACGGGCATTTCTTCCAGTTGTGCTGGTTCCCATTCTTGCTTCAATCTTCTTTTCCTCCTTTTGGTATCTGTCTTCTGTATTTCTCCCAGTTCATGCAGTCAAATTCCTGCTTGTCTTCGTTGAACTCCAAGTGTAAAAACGCTTTGCAGTGAACGCAAGTGCCGTGCCCTAAATTTGAAAGCCCCATGCTTTGTGCAATGCTCTTGCATATCCATAATGTGCCGCCGCAATCCGGGCAAATACCTTTGTATCTTTCATTTCCCACGTTCTCACCTCTCAAATTCGTTTTTCAGTTCAATTTTGATATACAAAATGTGCTGTAACTGCTCCACCTTGTATTCGCTGAACTGCTCAACTGGCACCTGCTCCGGCAGCTTGTCTGCCTTTTCCCAGTCCCACAATTTTTCTGTGGCTCTGTATGTTTCCATGCCTATTCCAAACTTTTTGACTTTTCGCTGCCTGCTTACGTTGCTATGCGCCGCATTTGCTGCGTATCCACGATATATAACCTGCTTTGCTGCATTTAATACAAGCACCTTGTCACTGGGCGTTATGCTGTCCAGAATGTCACCCAGATATAATTCATTGTTCATCATTCTTCACCGCCTAACTGCTTTTCAATGCGCTGCTTTGCCTGCTGCACTGCCTTTGAATACTCTGTTTCTGTCAATCCTTTGTTCCAAACGTGCTTATATGCACCAGATAAGCCGTAATTGTAGGCTGTCAGCACTTCTGCTTCCGTGTCAAATCTCCCCTGCAATTCTGCCAGATAATCAACCGCCACCATGACGTTGAAATATGGGTTTTCCACATTGTCCACATTCAGTCTTTCCATTCTGTCTTCATGCCACTTGACATTGACTTGCATATAACCTTGTGAACCCTCGTTGCAATATGCGTCCCATTTATAGCCGCTTTCAACCTCCATAATTGCCAATACAAGCGCATAATCAATGCCGTTCTGCTGGCATATTATGTATGTAAATTGCTGCATACATTCCGGCAAATAGCCGCCCGTCTTCTCATACTCTGCGGGTATCTGGTACGGTTCCCAGCCCTCCAACTCTTCACCGCCCCAGTCGTGCGACATAAGATTGAACGGGTATGCTATTTCTTCCATGGTTTCAGTTTTCGCCGTTTCCTGCGGTACAATGATTGTCTGTGCTGTCTGGCTGCTCTTACTTTCCGGCTGTGGCTTGTCCTCCGCTGAAAGTTTCACTGCTGCTGTGGTTACACCTGCCAGAATAACCAGTGTCAGCACGCCTGCTGCAATATAATTGCCATATACCCAGAAGAACTGCTGGGCTGTCTTATGTCTTCTTGTTCGGCGCGCGCTTCGGCTTTTTCTTCTTACTGCCTGCACTCTTTTTCACTCCTTTCTTTTTCCACATTTTCAAGTAGATGTGCCACCCGGTCTGTTCATAATAGACGGGTTCGCAAGATACTATGTTGTAGTCGCTGTATATCTTTCTAAACTCTTCCAGCCCTCCGTCTGGTGACTTTGCCAGCTGTTCAACCTTTTTTCGGCTGTATTTGTGGTCATTGCACTTTTCTTCCGGCGCAGTCAGATTGCGGCTGCACTTCCACTGGCTCTGGTCCCTCTGCTCTTTTTCTGACCCGTCATTTCTGCTGACTTCCGGGCGTTCAAGATTGCGGCTGCTGGAATATCTTTTCTTTCCTTGTGGGTCTTTGACTATATATTTACAAAGTCCCTCTATTCCGTTTTCATTCATTTGCAGGCGGTCTGCATTTACCCAGCCCAGCTGCTTGATACTTGCCCGATATTCCGGGTCTTCTGTTTTATTCCAGTTGATACGGGCTTTTGTCCACATTAGTTCCACGTCGTCACGGTCTAATCCACCGTTCATAATGATGTGATGATGTATTCTTTTGATTGCTTGCCCGTCCTTGCTGTATTTGTATTCTGTGACAAGTATGTATTTCAAAGGGTCAAGCCCCAGTTTCTTTCTGCGGTATGCTATGCGCCGCAGGTAGTTTGTCACAATGTTTTCTGCTTCTTCGACTGTTTCCGGCAGGTTGTCTGCGTCATAAGTGCATGACGTGTGCAGGTCCCCTATGTGGAAATTACCATTGCCCAGCTGTACCAGATAGCGTTTAGCGTTCTTGTCGTTCAGTTCCTTTTGTTTTGGTGCAGGGCATTTTCTCTTCTTTCCCCTTTTGCCCTTTGTTGCCACCTCTGCTGCTTCTGTTCTGGGTATTATGTCAACTTCTCTATAATTGGCACAGTCGGTCTTCTTCTCTCTGATAAACACCACTGCACTTCCTTTTCTTTCCTATGCCATTTTTAGCGTAAAGGGGTACATCAGAAGTGCTGGTATATCCTCCAACCATTCTGTCTATTATCCATATTGCGCAAGTATATATATAAATATATATTTCGTAAGAATGTTAATACCCCATACAAGCCCGTTTTGCGGTTCAAAACCCGCATTTTTCAAGGATTTTCAGCCCTTTTTAGTTGACTTGCTAACGCCAATATGGTATAATAAACACGTATTGAATTATTAAACATATTGACTTTTGAAAAGCCTTTGATTTTGTGTTTCCGGCACATCTTCAAAGGCTTTTCTTTGTGCCTGCTACTCTTCGTTAATGAGGATAGAAGAGGAAAACTCACAAGCGGGGCGCACGCCAAAGTGACCGTTGCACGCAGAGCCGTTGCTGAGCGAGCCGCCCGTAAGCACAAAGCGGGCGTAATGATTGACCGGGCTATCAGCTGTAATAAGCCACCACCAGTCTTCCAACTTCTTTATGCACTGTCTGTATTGTCTGTACTGCTCTTCTGTCAGCAGAAATACTTTGTCTTTGCTGGTTCCGTAGTCTTTCAGCCCGTCGTCTGCGGTCAAATCCTGCTCATGCTCCATGATTGCTTCCGGGTCAAGCCCCTGCGCTTTCATTTCCTCGCATAACGCTTCCAGAAAAGCGCTGTTTAACTCTTCACGCAGGCTGCTTTCTGCCCAGTTGTTGTTGTTTTCTCTGTCAAACGGCTTGTACTCCACAATGTCAGCTGCTACACAAAGCGTGCCGCCGTTTTCGTTGTGTGCAAGCACGTTCCAGATTATGCCGCCAATATTAACGGCTTTGCCCAGCTGCACTTCTCCCAGTGTCTTTTTTGCTTTCTCTCCCGGTCGCTGTATTACCTCCATTTTTTCAGCGTCGGACACGCCGTTTTCATCAATGCACGGGAAAAGGTCGTAACCCTCCCAGTTGAACACAACCCCGGTTATATTTACCGTTGAGGTTTCGCCGTCAAAATCCGGGTGGTTTTTTACCGTTCGTGTTACGGTCTTGAATTGCACATCAAATTCCCTTACTTCTCCGTTGGGCAAAACAAGACGTGTTCTGCTTCCAACCTCAATGGGTGTGCCGTTTTTGTCTTTCAGTCCAGTTTCCATTTTGCTTTCCTCCTTGTATCTGGTATGGTATTGTTTATATGAACAGCGTTGCTGCTATTCTCTCTAATTGACTTTTGAAAAACCTTTGATGTGTGCCCAGCGCTCACGCTGGCTGCTGCTCTTTCTCTTTTGCCGGGGTCTGGGTCACTTTTACGGTGACTTTGACATTTTCCCGCTGTGAGATAATCAGCGCCAGCGTTTCAAAAAAGCGCTGTGCATTGAATGTCCCTTGTACTTCCATTTGTGCGCCCCTCCCTTATGCGGTCTGTGGCGCTGCTTTCTGTGCCATGCCCTTTGCAAATCTGATACCCTGCATGAATACAAGAAAATCTTTCTTTTCTTCCGGCGCAAGTTCGCCCAAGAACGCCATAACCTCTGTTGCTTCCTGCTGGTTCTCTGTTGCAAGCATGGTTTCCATTTCTTTTTTAGTTCCCGCCATGGTCTGTCCCTCCTTTTCTAAATTCTTTTTCAAAAAATTCAATCAATCTGTCATGCGCTTTTTGGTTTACTATTTGCCGTGTGCGCTGGTGCTGTCCTATGATTGCAGCGCCGCACTTTTCACATTGCTGGTCAATAATTTCAAGCACTGTGTCCGTCCCAAGCGGTATATAGTGCGGTTTTCCGTCAACGACTTTCCCGCCGCAACTGCTGCATGGTCCGTACTCTTCCATTTTTTTGTACCGTCCTTTCTGCACTGCGGTTCCCTTTTCACATTAAAAAGTGGTAAAACTTGTTGACCGTCTGCGTGCTTTATAGCTGGCACGTCCGCTGCCCTTATTACGCAGTGCGCATTTTGTGGGTTTGGCTTCCCCGGTTTTGTATAGCAACCATTTTTCGTCTTCCTTGTTTGGTTGTTAAACCAAGTATATCCCATTGAATTTGGTTTGTCAACCACTTTTTAGAATAATATTTTTCTTTTTTGGTTGACTAACCAAACCAATAATGATATGATAGTGTTACCAGATAGAAAGGGGGTTCCCATTATGAACGAAAGAATTAGACTGCTGCGTGAAGACAAAGCATTGTCACGGGCGGCATTTGGTGAAAAGCTGGGTGTCAGCGGTGATGTTATCAATAATCTGGAACGTGGCAGGGTCGAACCGAAAGACCATATTATAAAGTTGATATGTGCTGAATATTCGGTAAATGAAAAATGGTTGCGGTACGGTACGGGTACAATGTACATACAACCAGACACTTTCAGCCTTGACGACTTTGTAAAGTCAAAAGGTGCCACGGGTCTTGAATTGGAAATTGTGAAAACATATTTTGAACTTGACCCGGAAATCAGAAGAACTGCAATGGAACATTTCAAACGCAGGCTTGCTGCTGCCGTTGCCGCAGACCCGGCGTTAATTGTCCCGGACAGTGAAGAAGAACTGGAAGCCCAGTGCCCACCCGTTGACGCTGGCAATGCTTCCGGGGTAGACGCTGGGTGATAAACGCACCCAGCTTTTGCCCTTTACTTGTAGATTATTAGTTGCGTTGTACCAGAAAAATTCAAATTGTAATAAATGGTATTGCTTTTGTGATAGTAAATTGCAAATACTCTGCTGTCATAATAATTGATATATTTTTTCATCATGTGTGCCACCTTTCCTGCTGGCAAGGCTGGGCGCACTATTTATTATAATTTGCGTGTTTATTCTGGGGTATTTCGTAGGAAAGGCGGCTTGAATGGGATATTATGAATATAGCGACGCTGCGCAGCAGCAAAACAGAAAGAATAAAGCAAAATTTGAAAATATGGTTGTCAGAAGTCTTGACCGTGCAGCCAAAACAGCTGTGATTGAAAGTGCAGACGGTGAAAACTTTTATTCTGTTTCTATGACCTCTTGCACTTGCCCGGATTTTATAAATAGACAGAAGCCGTGCAAGCATATGTATAAACTTCAAAATGTACTGAATGAAGTACCCGCCGCCGAAAACTCCAATAACAGACGCATGGTTGCTGGTCTTCTATGCGTTTTTGCTGGATATTTTGGCGCACATTACTTCTACGCTAAACGCTACGGCATGGGGCTTCTTTATTTGTTTACAGCTGGTCTGTTTTGTTTTGGCTGGTTGTATGACATATACCGCATTTTTTCTGGTCGCTTTTGCGACAAATACGGTGAAATTATATAATAAAATACCCCGGTGTGCTGGGAACACAACCGGGGCGGGTGCAAAGATACATCATACCAGATACAACATACCGTCTGCAATTTTGATTATAGCACCTGCGGGCGGGAAATTAAAGGAAATGCAGGTGATTTTGTGAGAAAGAAAGAAATTGCCCCGGCGCTTGTCCGGGTTGCTTTATATATCCGGGTTTCTGGTGAGGAACAGAAAATAAAAGGTCTGTCACTGGAAGCCCAGCAAGAACGACTGGAAGCCTACGCACGGGAACGGGGCTGGGTGATAGTCGGTGTTTATATTGACGCGGCAAAGACCGCCAGAAAGAATATGCACAAGCGAACTGAATTTCAAAAAATGCTTGAAGCGGTGAAGCGTGATGAAGTGGATATATTGCTTTTCTGCCGTCTTGACCGCTGGTTTCGTTCCGTGGCTGATTATTATAAAATCATGGAAGTGCTGCAAGCGCATAATTGTGAATGGAAAACCACTGATGAAGAATACGACACGACAACCGCAAACGGGCGCTTGTATATTAACGTGAAGCTGTCCATTGCCCAGAATGAAGCTGACATAGACGGGGAAAGAATAGACGTTGTATTTGACAGCAAAATTGCGCATGGCACCGTTGTTTCTGGCTCCACCCCCTTTGGTTATCGTGTCAATGATGAAAAGCGGCTGGAAATCGTACCAGAAGACGCAGCCATTGTGCAAGACGCTTTCAATTATTTTGAAACTACGGTTTCCCAACGTGCCACTACAAAATATGTCCGGGAAAAATACGGCGTCAACTGGTGCTACGCTACTTTTCATAGAATGTTAATTGAAGAACTATACACGGGCGTATATAATCGTGGCGGCAGGTATAATGCCAATTTCTGCCCGGTCATTATTCAGCGTGGACAATTTGACCGTGTGCAAGCACTTTTGAAAAAGAACGTGCGGCACGCTCCGTCCGGGCGTGTATACCTCTTCACTTCTGTTCTAACTTGTGAAGAGTGCAGGCACAAGCTGAATGGTTATGTTTCGCAAGGCATTTATTATTACCGCTGCAATCAGCACTTGCAACGTGGCAAATGCACGCACAATCATTCAGCCCGTGAAGACCGGGTGGAACAATGGCTGTTTGACCATTTAGCGGAAGAACTGGAACGCTGCCAGCTTGAATGGGAAGTGGAAGCCGCCAAAAAGAAAAGAACTGCTGCTGGGACTGATAAAGCAGCGCTGAAACGCAAACTGACAAAATTAAAAGAACTGTATGTGAATGAACTTATTGACATGGAGGAATACAAAAAAGACTATGAAATATATACTGCTGCACTGAACCAGATACCAGAAACGCACACGGACCCGCCGCCAGACTTTGCAGGTGTGCGCAGGCTTCTTGATAATGATTTTAGAACAATTTATGATACTTTGACCCGTGAGGAAAAGCGGACGCTTTGGCGGTCAGTCATTAAAGAAATAAGAATTGACAATGACCAGAATATCACGGGTGTTGTTTTTGGGTAGTGTTGTACTAATTTGACACTACCCGTCGGCTCGTCGCATAGTAAAATATCCGGATTTTTTACAATGGCCCGGCCAATTGCACATCGCTGCTGCTGTCCTCCCGACAGCTGATTAGGTAGCTTTTTCCGATGTTCATAAAGTCCCAGG